AATTAAAGTTACCTGTATAATAATTCCTAACTGTTATTATGAATCTGATAAACAATAATCTGTATGACTATAACAGTTACCCAAATATTAATGTAAATAGAATTTAATAGATTAAATGTTAAAAATAAGTTAAATAGGAATATTTTTATAATGAAAAATCATACACTGTACTAGTGCATTATCTAAACGCAGTGGTTTACAGCTCGCTGGAAATAGTATAGTGCACGTTTTAGTACCGCTTAGTGATTATAGGGAGAGTATATGCTTTATGTATATGCTCTCTTTTTATATAATAATTAAGCAAAATTACATAAAACTGCATAAAAATAGGGAGCACTATCACTCCCGAATTAAAATATATCATATATTCCGTTAATTAAAATAATTCTTCTTCTAGCCAATCATAAAATTGGCACATATTTTCTACTCCATCTATTTTTTTAATTGTTTTTCTATCAAAATATTTTACACTATCCATTAAATATTCATCTGGAATTACATATCCTTCATATTCTATACTATCTATGTCTTTTCCGAATAATATATGTTTATTTTCATATTTTACAAATATAGTTACGGCAGTACTTCCATTTCTACTATTAGCCTTTGTAAATTCTTCATACAAAACTTCGAAATACCCACTATCTTTCATCTCATTTATTTCTTTACCTGTCATTTTGCACATTGGTAATTCACTTGAATTTGTATCAAATATTATATTTTTCATATCAATACCCCTTTTCTTTTTATTTGTTTTATTAATTATATTGTAGTTGTTTACAACTACAATGTCAAGTGTTTATCATAACTCATCTAATATTTTTTCTTTAAATTCTTTTATCTTGTTTTTATCATCTTTTATATTGCTTATTTTTTCTCTTATATCTCTTATAAGATTAGTTTTGTTGTATATATTATTTTCTACCATATCATCTATACCAGAATTAGAAAGTATGTCTATTATATGGCAGTTATTATTTTGGCCTATTCTATATATTCGGTCCTCTGATTGCTTTCTTTTGGCGTATTCAAAGGTAGAGTTATAATATATCATGTAATTAGCTTCTTGCAAATTAAGTCCTACATTGCCTATATTTATATTTGCTATTAATATATTTATATCATTTGATGTTTTAAAATCATTTACATTAATATCTCTTTGTTTCTGTGATATGTTTCCATTAACACATGTATATTTAATATTATTTTCAATCAATATTTCTTCTAATAGCTCCAGATCACTATTGAATTTATGCCATACAATGCATTTTGCATCTTTAGGAATAGATTTAACTTGTATTAATGTTTCATAAGCTCTTTCGTAACCTTTATATTCTAAATGAAGGTATGGTTCTCCATTTATTTCTATAGGTATTTTAAAATCTATATTAATATATCCAGATGCAACTCTATACAAGTAATTAATCATATTTAAAATACATTCACCATTAAAATTATCATAATCTATCATATTAATATAATAATGTTTTATAGATTGATAAATAGTGTATTGTTCATCATCAAAATAAAAAAATCTATTTGTATAAGTTTTAGGCGGAAGATCTAAGCATTCTTTTTTAGTAACTTGATAAATATATGGATTTAGCTTTTGAGTTATATAATCTGTATTATGTGTATTAACTATTTGTCCTGGATATTTTTCTGAGTACTCTAAATGATTAGCTGCAAATGCATAGAATGAATTGTACCCCAATATCTTGGGATGCAAAAAATAGAATTGAGTAAATAAATCCCATATACCTTGCGTAACAGGAGTACCTGTAAGTATAGCTCTATAATTAACCTTCTTCCCTAAATATAATATTCTATTAGTTCTTACTGCGTAGTGATTTTTTATCATATGGCTCTCATCTACTATTAATAGTGAGTTAGGGTATTGTTGTATTAATTTTTCCAATTTAATATACAATCTATTTGACTGGCTTATAGTTTCCGTTCCAATTATTACTATAAATTCATCATTAATGTTTTCTATATAATCCGTTGAAAAAATTGAATGCTTTTTTATATCTTCTTTTAAATTTCTTTTAGTGCTGCATGGGCATAACCAAAACACTCTGTTGATTTTTCCTTGATTAATCTTAAACTGAATATATTCTAGTATAGTTCTTGTCTTGCCTGTACCCATATCCATAAATAGTGCATACGCTTTGAGGTTTTTAATTTTACTAAATGCTTTTTCCTGGTGAGCAAACATATTAGTCTTCAAGTAATTCATCTATAACACCTACTTCTATTTCTTTTAATCCAACTATTTCTAAAAAGTTTTTAAACACAACTTCACCTTTTAAATATCTTTTTATAGTAGATATTTCATGTAAATCATCTAAATTGCATATTTTTTCTAATTTTCCATCCAATACAATATAATAACCTGTTTCTCCGTAGTCGCTATTCCTATATCTTATGTCTAATATGTCCTGTTCTTTTGCATTAAAGTATCCCTCTATAATTATATCTCTATTATTTTTAGTTTCTTCTATATTATAGAACTTTCTTTGCAATCCTTTTTCGTAATAACATTTAGCAACATATCCTCTATTTTTATAACTGCACTCTGTTTTAAAATAAAATTTATATTCATTTAAGCACGTTTCTTCTACTTCTTTTTTAATTTCTTTCATTTCTTTAATTCTTCTATTTAATTCTACTTTTATATTCATTGCAAGTTGTCTAAGTTCTTCTGTTGTCATATTACTTAATTCTTGCATAGTATCCTCCTTATAAAATAAGGAGAGTTTTTACTCTCCTTATTTTATTTATAATATTTCTTTTCAAACTCTTCCCAAGACTTGCTGAATTCATGATTTTGGAATGCTTCTTTTAATCCTGTAATTTGTTTCAACTTAATTACTTCATCTAATTCCATGCCTATTTTTTTACATATTTCTTCATCGCTCCATCCAGCTTTTGCAAGGTCTAAAACTATTTCACTCATAGAACGTATTTGATGCGTTCCCCTAGCTCTATTATGTCTTATAGTACTTCCTATACGTTCATCTAAAGGCTTGTCTAATACAACAATAGGTAGATACCCATGTATACGTTTATTTATATCCTTATATTCTTTGCCTATTCTATTTCTGTGAAAGCCATCTACAACTTCATATTCTCCGTTATCGAGTTTGTAAGCTACTATAGGTTGTGTATATCCATCTAGCTTAATAGAAGTATGAAGTAATTTCATCTCAGTAGAAGCTACTTTATTTGGATTGTATTCATTAGCCTTTACTTTATCTGCAGGGATCCATCTAACATAGTCAACTGGCTCTGCAAATGGGGACATATTAGTTAAGTCATTTCTAATTATATTTATTGTATCAACCTTTTCATCTAAGTTTTTTATATTATCAAACTCATTTTTAAGCTCTGATAATAATTCTGATATTCTTGCATTCATTTAATCTACTCCTTTATTTAATTTTTCTGCTACTTGTTTAAGGTGCTTATCATTTGTGGCATCTGCATCTAATAAATCATTGTATTTTTTCTTTAATTCAAACATTCTTTCTACATCGCCTTTTGTTTGTCCAAAAGATAATCTTTTCATCCAAAAGTCATTTCTTTCAATCGCTCTAGCGATTCTTCTCCAAGAAGCAACTTTCTTAGCAGTTTCAAGTTTATTGTCCGCTTCATCTACTATATCATCAAGCCCTATGCCTTCTTCCTTTTCATACCAATCCATGAATGTTTTTATTTTTTTATAATAATGATCTCTTAGTTCTGGAGCATATAATCCTATGCTTTCTAATAACCATACTGCATATTGCTCCCAAGTCATATTATCTGGCTTTTCTGATTTAATATTTCCTAATAAAGAACTCCTAGCATATATATTGCCAAAGTTAACTCCATGAACCCTATTAAGTACCTTATCCCAAGTTTCATATTCTAATGCCTTAAACTGGTCTAATCCATTTCTTTGGTCATCTCCATAAGGCTGACAAAGTCTTTGTTCATGTATACTAACTCCATTTTTATACATAAGTTCGTATATTTCATTGAATTTCAAGTCTAATTTAGCTACCGCTCCCCAATCATCTTCTGTTCTCCAGTCATAAATTGGATAAAAATTATATACATTTTCTAGATGCTTGAATTTTACTTGTGTGGTCCAAGGTTTATCTTTAAATTTAACTTTTTTATCACTTATAATGGTTGTAAATCTGTTAAGACTTTCATCACTTCTTATTCCAACACCAGTACCAGTAATTCCTCCGTGTTTTTTATTAAACCAGTCTGCAAAATATAGTATAAATTCTTCAAATTCCATACCTCTTTCAAACCAATTCCATTCTTTGGGATAGTTATCCTCGTTTATAACATATTTTTTATACTTTCCTGTAGGCATATCTCTAACCCATTTAGATTTATCTTTTTTATCCCAACATATCCATTTAGGTTGGATTACTGATACTGCATTTCTAAGTGATAAGGGTAAACAACACCAATACCAGTCTTCTATTACATCTTCGCATTCATCTATCAATACTTTTACATGGTCTATAGTAGCTTTATATTGTGCTTCTAAATCTATATATAATACAGAAAATTTTTTATTCATTTTTCTAGCAACCATAGCTGCCAATTGAACCATTATAGAGCTGTCCTTCCCACCGCTTACTGAAAAATATATATTATCAAATTCAGTGAATGCATATTCAAGCCTTTCGAAAGCTGCATCTAGTACATTTTGTTCTTTATATATTTTCATTAATTCACCTCGTTATATATATTCATTCCTAAGCATATATATAGAAAATAATTGCTATCTTCTAATTTGAATTGATTATCCATTATAATAACCGATATATCCTCAAGTACATTTTCGCATCCTAAATCGTATTGGACTACCAATTTCATAAGTTTTGTATATATATGTTTCAATATATATTCTTGATTCCAGTTACATTCATTTTTCATACCATCCATTAATATATTTGAATACGGCTCAAACTGTTTTTCAGTTATATTATTTTTCACATGTTGTATTAATGTGCCTAACTTAAATAATCCTATTTTACTATCTGAACCGAAAAAATCTTTATGATTTTCAATATATTTATTTATTTCCATAGCGAAACCTCCCTCTTTATTTATGCCATAGAATTTGTCCAGGGCATCTTCATTAAATACCCATGTTTTGCCGTATTTCATGCAGTCAATACCTTCTACAAATTTACCACGATTTATAAGGGTGCGAAGCGTACTCTCGTGTTTTCCGTATTTCTCGCTTGCATCTTGCAAACTTATCAACCTATTAAATCTGTTCATTTTTTCTATATTCCCTCCTTTCTTTTTATTTGTTTTATTAATTATATTGTAGTTGTTTGCAACTACAATGTCAAGTATTTATCATAATTTATTTAAAAAGTTTTCGACAAAAAAAGACTAGGTATTAACCTAGCCTGGTAATTTAGCTATGAAGCTGCTATAATTGTTTTCTTCATTTTTAATTAAGCATAAAGCATGATATCTTTCTAACTCTGCTAAATCAGTTTCCGTATATCCATCTTTTTCAAAATATACAGATAAACCTCTATATGCTTCTGGGTCACACCCACAAATCAGTACAAAACTTGAACCACTTGATAATAATGATTTTTTACACTTAGAAGTTAATTGATCTAGGTAATGCATAGCTAATGTAAATGTCAAATTATATTTCCTGTGCTCTACTAATATATCTTCTAATAGCAATTGTGCATGAGGGCATTGATGAAGTTCATTAATAAATACTTCTGTTTGTATATTTTTATCAGCTTCTTGTTTGGCAATCCATATCTTTTGCAGATAAAAAGTACACATTAAATCTTTTAACATTTTACTTTTAAAAGATTTGTGAGGAATTTTTATCAGTACAACTTTTCTTTCATTCATAGCTTTTGTAAAATCTATATTATTTGCACCATCTTTCATAAATGCTTTTTTAGTGTAGAAACTAGCACTTTTTAATTTAGCTATTCTGTCTAGAATTCCATCTATCTTGCTATCATAATTTTCAACATTTCCCTTTTTATCAATTTTATTTAATTCTTGTAAATCTTCTATTTCTTCTGATAATTCTATTTTTCCTTCTTTATCTAAATTATTAATTATATTTCCTCTATAATCTGGATTCTTTAATATATTTATTATTTCTTTAAAGCTACTATTTACATTATTATAAAAAGCTACTGTTCCTGCGCAATATAAGTAACGTAACATTCTAGGGGATAACTCACTTTTTACATCATTTATAGTATCAAGTAATAATTCAAACTGTTGTGCTTTTTGCATGGACACTTCGATTTTAATATCTAAACTATCACAATCTTTATAAGTCAATTCATTAATTAAAAATGCTTGTAATTCGTTATCTTTATTAGTGTTTATTTCAATAAGTTTTTCTCCTGGTACTCTTCTCTTAATATCATCTGCTAGTTGACACTCGTCTATATAATCAATTACAAATAAAGATCTGTTAGCCTTAATTATGTCTTCTGATAAATTCCCCATATAATAATCTTTTCCAGCTCCTTGGCTTCCCATTAGCACCCTACTCATTCTTTTCATTTGTTCATCCATGCTGTAATACACTTCTTGTTTATTCTCTTTATTCTTAACAGTACCTATTCTTATTTCTCCATTCTCTAAGCACTTAGGAGCTTTAAGTTCTAAAACTTTATTGTGCTCTATCATATTAAATTGTTTTATTACATCTGTACTTGGCATATTTATAAAGTTGCTACATTCTTCAACGGTAGTTTTATTTACAATGGTATGATTTATAATTGTACGTTTTATATCTATATTTTTAGTAATTTCAGTTACTATTAACTCATTATTATCACTTATACTCTTAAAAGTATTAGCTAAAGTCTTAGATAGTTCGATTTCACGCTCTTTTCCACTGGATTTTGCTATAATTATAGTCTGATTTTTACATATAGCCTTCTCGCCCTTTCTTTTGGTGCTATTAGAGATTTCATGTTCTATAGGATTAAGTATAAGATGATTATTGTTTGAAGCGTTTAAAATACAATTTAAGAGGTCGTTTATGAAGTCGATTAAATTTTTTAGTAAGAATACTGAATAATCTTTTATATTTTTAGATTTTTTTAAATTTTCTCCGTTTTTAAATCTTTTAATTGAATTATTGTAAGTTCTAGACCTAAAATAATTAGATTCTCTTTCTGGAGTTGGAATAAAATTATAAAATAGGCCTGTAATTTCTCCTTCTTCCATTATGCTTGTAATTGATAGATTTGAATTTAATAATTCGTTACTTCTTAAATCGGTTTTTAAACTAAGCGCATCATCATACTTATAATGCAATTGATACTTAGTACTCTGATTAACATCTATTGGAAGTTCATCTACAGTTTCGATTTGTATATTTTTCCATGTATCTCTAAATTTAACTTTGAATTGATTTAAATATATCTTAGGTATGATTGCATAAAATTTAACTGAATATTTTTCGATATGGATATAAAAACTAAATTTATATTGTTGCTCTATGATAAGTTTTTTATTTTCTTTATATATAAGCTTATCAGTTTTTCTATACATTTTATTTACGAGGTCTGCAATTTTATCAGTTTGGTTATTTTTATTACTTTTAGTTGGTATAAGTTGTAATATTTCATATTGAGCTTTTCTAAACTCAAAGTAGTCAGCTAATTTCATACTTTTAGTTTTCATAATACCCTCCTTTTTAAAAAAGAGTAGGTTTAACCTACTCTAAATATTTCCATATTAGTTTTTCTTTCGTTATTGGATGTTTACCTGCTGATTTTCTTTTCCCTCTACAGCATTCACATATTTTACTTCCTGTGTTGATATTATATTTTTTTGCTGCTTCACTCATGCTTTTAAAAATTTCTCCAGTAGTAATGCAAATTACAGATTTAGATTTTGGATGCTTATTTTTATAATAATGCTTTTTACCTTTTGTGGATTTACTTATATTTTCTCTGTGGGATTGAGTTTTGTTTTTGTATTTAAGAGCTGAACTAATTTTATGATTTCTTTCTTCTGTGAATTTTAATAAACCTGTATTTACAGCGTGTTGCATATTTTCTTCTTGGCTTACCCACTCAAGATTATCTACTGTATTATTAGATTTATCTCCATCTATATGATTAACTTGTATTTTATTTTCTGGGTTTTCTATAAAGGCAATTGCGACTAATCTATGAATTGTACATATTTTAATTTTATTATTTTTCTTTAAGCTTACAGTAATATATCCATATCTATTTTTATTTAGACTACGTATCCTTTCATTTACAGTTCTATATCCGTTAAGAACTTTACATTTTCTTTCTAAGCTTTTAACATTACCTAAATTACTAACTTGATATAAACCTTCATATCCTTCAATATCTTTCCATATTTCTTCCATTCTCTCCACCTCTTTTGAATTATTTGTATAATTATATTATATCATAAAGTGATACCACTTGTAATAAAGTTAAGTAACTATTATAATTATATCGAGGTGATTAAAATGTTGAAAAATAGAGAAAGAATAGGTTCTGCTATAGATAAGGAATTATTAGAACAATTAAGAGAATATTCAAAGGATAGCAAGATACCTATATCAAAATTATTAGATGAAGCTATAGAAGATTTATTAAAAAAGAGAAAGGCTAGATAATTTCTAGTCTTTTTTAGCATATCACCTTCACTAATATTTGTATAATTATATATATAGCTGGCATTATAAATCCTATATCCTTACCTTTCTTCCAACCAAATATATAAAGTATTAATCCTATTAATCCAGCGATAACTAACCAATCATAACATACTATAGATAAAGTCTCTAAGCACTCACCGGTAAATTGAATTAAGAACTCATTTATTTTATTCATAAATATCCCTCCTAAAATTTAATCTTATCAAATAATTTTGGATACAAATTAAGAATTATATAAAATATGAAATATTGAATACCCGCTCCTGTTGCCTCTTTAATATTGGCACCTTGTAGCATTTCCTCTACCATATTCTTTACTCCCATAGCCATGCATCCATATTTTGCAAACTTTAATAACAGATGTACTATTTCAAATCCTGCATCTCCTAAACCCAAATCATTATTGGCTGCAAGAATAGGTTTAGGGATTACTACAGCTAATAGAAATATTAATCTAGCATATTCTTTCTTATTCTTTTTTAAATTACCTATGAATTTATCTATTGTAGATAGTTCCTGTAACTGTCTATATTCCGAGAATGTATAAGATTTCATGTTTATTCCCCCTTAAAGTAGTTAATACTATTAAAAAATACTTTAGGATGGTGAATGTGCATATGGGTGAAGCGATGTTTTGGTTCGGATGTGCTCTAGCATTAGATATGATAGAAAAGATATTATTTTAGAAGGATTTCAAATCTTATTATAGAATTAAATAAGAGAGTTGTATTTATATGCAATTCACATACCTTAGAGTGCTTGCTATTTGACCGTAGGAGCACTCTTTTATTTTACTCTTTTTCTTTTATTTCCCTTATCATCTGTTCTTTAAGAATTAATTTAATATAGTTGCTCTTTCCGTAAGTTTCAAATTTTTCCTCTAGCCAATCTAAAAGCATTTTATCATCCAAAGTTGATGTTTTGAAACTTACTGGAATTACTATAGGTTTAGTGTTTCGAGTAGCCATAATCTCACCTCTTTAAAATATATTCTAATGTTGGTTAATTTATGATTAATCTTTATCTAATAATTAGTTATATAACTTTTAACTAATTCCTTTTTATTATTTTTCTTGTTAATTAAATATATGTTAATGTTAGTTAATTGTTACATAAAAATTATTTATTTTTTATTAATTATTAGTCAACTTTTAATTAATTATTACATATATATAACTAAGAAAAAATTTAAGGGGGTTTAGGTATGAAAGAAATGTTAGAAAAAACAAGCACTGAAATGTTAAGAGAATACTTTTATGATCTAAGAGGATGTTATCCACCTACAGAATTTACTAGAGAAATGCTTATAAGAATACTTGTAAATAATAAATAGGAGGATTTAGTTATGAGCGAATTTGTAAAGTTATATGATATGATTTTATTTGATAAGAGTATACCTAAAATATACAAACAAGATGTATTAAAAAGAGTCCAAGACTGGTTTGAAGCTGGAAAGAGTTTAGATGATGATTATATTAAGAATCAATATGAATATTTGGTTAGAGTAAAAGAAGCTACTAATTAATATTTTTCGACTAGTTAATATTTTTCGACTAGAGATTAACTTCTCTAGTCTTTTCTGCTACTATGTAATTAAATAAAGAGGGAGTGTGAATTATGAAAAGAATATTAAGTATTCTAATATCATGGATATTAGCAGGAAGTTTACTGGTAGGTTGTAATAATAATACAAATAAGAAAGATGATGCTACAAATAATGTTAAGCAAGAACAACAAGTAGAAAAGAAAAAAGAAGTTAAAAATAAGAATGCAACAAATAAAGAAAATACAAATAAAAAAGAACAAACCGAAAAAACTAATCCTAATATTAAAAAAACTAATACAAGTAAGAAAGTTCAGCAAAAGAAAAAAACTACTAACAATGAAGAAAATGACCAAATATGTGCTATATGTGGCGAGTTTGTACCGATGAGTGATATGTGTGAACGTAACGGAAAACCTGTACATTATGAATGTATCGGAGCTAAAAAAGATAATGGCAATGCAATAGATGAAGGCGAATCTGGAGTACATCGTTATGGGATAGACGGCAAAGAGCAAACAGAAGGTGATTGGAATAGGCAAAATAGCTATATAAACAATGGATATAGTGGTCATATAGATGATAACGGAGATGCATATTGGACTGATGATGAAGGCAATGAATACAGATAATAAAAGAGCTGGTAGGGATTGAGTTACCTACCAGCTCTTTTAAATATTTATAATTTTATTACTTCAGGTGGCCAACGGAAAGCCACCTTATTTTTTACACTTCTATAATTTTAGTATATTTATCACTAGCTGTAACATAAGTACCTAGAATAGTCTTGTACATTTTTGTTCTTCCATTTTTAGCAGTAACAGTAGATACATATGTTAAGCTATCTCCTGCCTTTAACTTCCCTACCACTTTACCTTCCCAGTCTGCACTAGATCTAATATTAATATCTTCACCATATATATTCTTAATCATTTTCTTTTTAGTAGTTGTAGCTGGCTTACTTTCTTTTTTGTAAGTAACTCCAAAATACTCACATATAGCTTTACAAACTGATTCAGCGCATTTCTTTTGGTGCTTTGTGTCTAGCATCAATTTTGCTTCTTTCCATACATCCATAAAGCCATATTCTATTAATATAGCGGGCATATTAGTTTGTCTCAATATAGCAAGAGTAAATCCGCTTATATCAACATCTTTTCTAAGTCCATAAGAATATCCATAGTCTATATCTTCCTCTAATTGTTCAGCAACTAACTGACCTAATTTAATGCTCTTAGAAGAGCAGTTTTGAGTTCTTAGTACTAATAATCCACCTTTTCTATCTAAGAATTTAGTACATCCACCAAAAGCATTATAGTGATTAGATACAACTATATCGCACTTAGCCTTATTTGCTTTACTTGCTCTAGTAGAAAGCGGAGTATCAGTAGAGCCATCCTTGTCCATTAAATATACATAATCTATTCCACATCTTTCTAGTGCTTTTGCTAGATACTTACTAACACCTATATTCCATTCAAATTCATGTATACATTGCCCTTTTTTCTTTACTAATTTTCCATCTATATATAAATCTTCTTGTAATTTTGGAGTTCTTTTTCCTGCTGTATTCATTCCATGTCCTGCATCAATTCCTACTAAATATTTAGCCATAATTATTTTACCTCCTTATTAATAAGAGTAACAAACAATTGATGTAGTCCTGTACTTGCAAGACCGCTAAACATACCACCTAGAAGTACATCTGGACTAATACATCTTACTATCCATACATTAAGAACAACACCAAGTACTGCCATTATAAGTGGTATGTACTTATTATCTAACTTAGGAAAACTATTCTTAAGAACATACCCAACACATACACATATACCTACTATTACTAAAACAACATAATCATTTAAAAAAGTTAAATCCATAACCATACCTCCTATTTTATATTATCTAATCTATGGTGAGCAGATTTACAGCTCTGCTCTACTACTGCCATTCTCTCAATGAGATTATTATGTTTATCTACTCTGTTACTAAGAACCGTTATATCTTCTTTTAAATCCTTAACCTGTTCCTGCATTACTGCAGTATTTTTGTTATTACTAAAATAGGAACCAGCTAAGGTTCCCACGAATGCCAATATTGCTATTATTATTTCATTGCTCATAAATACCTCACTTTCTTTGCATTAAAAAAGAGCCTTATCACTAAGACTCTAAATCATCATTATTAATTCTTTTATTTTTTTATAAACATCTTTATAATTCATATTTTTATCTATTAATTTAGATAGTTTCATTGAAATAACTCTCTCTAATGCTTGTATATCAAATAATGTACTTTGATCTAATTCATCCCTCTTTAGGCCCTTAGGTATATTCAATTTACCTCTCACTAATTTAGTAAAGTGTATATAATACATATCCGGTTTATTACTACCTTGTTGCATTGCATAATATACAAACCCTTGTATTTCATCAGTAAATTCTTTACGTACTTTTTTACCTTCTGACCTAACTTGTAGCCATTGTTCATCTTTTTCAGTAGCTATATAGTATCCATTTATTCTAATTTGTTTTAAAACTTTAGATACCCATTTAGTGAATAATTTAGCTTCTGGCTTATTACTTCTAAAAGATATATTATATACTGCTTCTTCTGATATAAATAATTCCCCAAAGTTATTTAATGCCTTAGTAAAATTTCGGCAATAACCTTTAGTTAGAGCTGAATCTTTAAATTTTTTCTTATATTCTTTATCTATATTAGATAAAACTTTATGTATATTAGTCATTCCTAACTCTTCTCCTACATCATTAGCACTAAACCAAACTTCGCTACCATCTTTAGACCAAATCATTCTAACATTCTTTTCTTCTAATATCCTCAACATACAACCACCACCCATTCACTCTATATTTCTAATTATTACCATGTATAATATTTTTTATTACATTTTTGAATTAAAAAAGGATCTAATTAATCTTAGATCCTTTGTGTTATTATTTATTTTCTATCAAGTAAATTATTTAAATTATGTCTGCCTAAGCTTGTTAACCTTAAAGAATAATTGCCTGCTATCATAGCAATTTCTCTACCATTAACAGTTGGAAATTTAATTCCTTCTATATTTGACCCATTTTTCATTAATAATAAAGCCTCTGCAAATTGCTGTGCATCTACTCCTAATGTTTTCTCATTAATATTATTCTTATTAGACTCAATTCCTTTTTCTTCATTTTCATGTATCGCCATCAATATTTTATCTGTAATATACATTACTAAATCCCCCATAATATATGTTTTTCTAACTAATTCTACATATTAGGAGGATATTCCTTCTGCATTGACTTAAATAATACAGTTATTACAAATAAAGATATAACTAGCATAGCAACAATACTTCCAATGTACATAAATAACCCTGTTATCAAATCCATTTAATCACCTCAGTTGGGATTATTAACACTATTAAGGATTATACTAGTTCGTAATCTTTATCTTTTGCGAATTAACCTATATAAATTTTGCAAAACCACCTATGCTTATTGCTATTGAATCTGATTTATTAGTTGTGCTTGTTAATGCCCCATTTTCAACTTTATACATTGTACCAATAGCCCCATCTATTTTATAATAACCTTTTGAAACAGTTAACATATCCCCAGCATTTCCACCACCTATAACAAAACCTGCTATAAGTTCTTTTGGTGTAGAATTTGTAGCTTTAACTATACTAAATGCCTCATTAAAAGCAACAATGTCACCTTTTACAAGGTTTTCATCTGCATAATACTTTGTAGTGTTTTCTGTATAAATAGGATAATCACCTTCGTTAAGTTCTGCTATTATTGGAACTTGAGTGCATCCACTAAGTTTAACATTAATTGGGTATGCACCTATTTTAGATATTTTGCCATTCATATAGCAATTATTAATAAATATATTATTCATTGTTAAATCATCATTTGAGTTACTTATATAAATTGAATAATTAAGCGTTTTTCCTAAACTTATTAATTCACAGTTATTTAGAACATGCGTATAAGGTTTTTCGCATCCAGCCACCCCATGCACATACCATGCAATCGTAACTGATTTAAATGTACAATTATTAAATTCTGCATATGCACCACTACTAGCACCTTCACCCCAAGCATAATAATTGTTCCAAACTCCACTATAATCTAAGTCGTTAGCCTTTCTGTAATCTATAACATCTTTATTCCCAAAATGTTCAACATGGCAATTATTTAGTATTTGTGTCCAATCTTTTTTAACTCCATTAGTTTCACTGTGAATCGGATATCTAAGATTTCTACCAGTTATAGTTAAATCTTCAAGTATATTATTTTCTTTTAAATCTATTGTGGAAGTAGCTGATATTAAATCATCATTACTTGTGACGGGTAATTCACCTTTAATTATACATTTTTCTCTATTACCACTTTTGCCAATTAAATTAACATAATTAGGAAGTAAAATACTATATTCCTCGTATATTCCATCTTCAATATAGATATTATATATATTATTTTCATTAGAATCAGTTATACTGTTTACAGCATCTTTAATGCTAGTAAAATTGAAGACTAATAATTTACCAACTGTAATAGTGTTAACTTTTTTTACATTATTTTCTGTAACGAAATTATTTATTTTTACCATATCAATATCTGCCAACTTTATGTCATAATTTACATTGTATTCTTTATAAGTGCTAGGTAATTTACTATCATTTACTATCATTAATGTTTTTTCGTTTGTAATATCTCTACCTATACTCCAATACAAGAAACCGTTACAAGGAGATGTAAATGATTTATCTACAGCTATATTTTTAACTGATTCTATATAGTTACCTTCCTCATCACCTAAAAATGTAAACGATTGCGAAAAATCGGTTAAGGAATAAGTTTCACCTTTATTTATTTTAATCTTTTGATTATTACTGTAACCAGCAAAAGCAGTTTCAACTATTTTGCCATTTTCATTTTTCCAATAGTAACCATATTTTGCTGTTAAATTATTGAATAAATTTTTATGTATTTTCAAAAAATCTGTTTTTATCGATGTGACTTGCTTATTAACTATATTTACATCTAAAACCATGTCTTCATCAACAACAGCAACGCTTCCACCAGTCATGGCTTCTTTTATATCTTGTCCCATATTAGCCATAGTAAATATTTCATCTTTGTTCGCTTTATCTTTAATTTGCGTACTAACTGTACTAAATTTTTCTTCTATTTTTTTATTACTATAAGTCTTTATATCACTCACGTTTGTATTATCTATATTATTTACTGTCTGCGCAGTCTCTTTTACTTCTTCAATTAATGCTTTTAGAACTGGTAGGTCTGGATTACTTTCTATCTCTGCATTTAACCCTGTAAGTTTACTAGCTTTTATTTCGTAACTGAAAGGATCTATTGTTACATCTTCTCCATTTTCTAATCCATCAGATAAATTGAATTGTGCATAGACTATACCAACTTGGTTGGTAAATTCAGAAGAAAGTTCAAATTTATATATTGCACATGTATATTCTTTAAGTTCTTTAGTTAACACTCCCGTGATTTCTCTAAATTGATTTGTTTTTGGTTTTATTGCTGCAAGTTTAAGAGTAAGACCTGCTAAGTCAGTTTCAGTTAAATCAACTGAAACTCCATCATTATTAGTTTTTTTTATTTTAACATATAGATTAGAAATATTTTTATCGGTATTATAAAACTTAATTTTATTAGAATACTCAATACTACTATCATCTAGATTAATTGTTAAAATATGTTTTTTATCTAGTATAGACATACATTTCTCCTTTCTATTACTTATAAGTGATAACTACTGTAGCACTACCACTACATACAGAATAATGTGAACTATCATATGCACTTTGTAATCCAAATCCTTTACAAGTTCCATTACTAATTGCATTTAGAACAGTTGTATCTGTAATAGTTATAGTTTTTGTATCTCCTACAGAAGCAGTAAATGTTTGAGAGTAACCACTTATATAATTAGGTGCTCCACTAGGTCGTCCACTATGATTATGAGCCTTTAATGCATGAGTAACCGGACCATAAGCACCGCCACTTTGTCTTGTAATCTTAATAGTTACTTTAGTAATAGTTTTTCCTTTTACTCCACTAAATTGAGTTCCAAAGAACCAACAACCATTACAATCTCCATAGCCGTAATCTCCCTCTCTAACCGTATTATCTTTTTTCCAACTATTATATACAGTACTTCTATATGTATCTCCTAAGGTTGATTTATAAGTGACTGATTTTGTTGAAATTGTTGTATTATCATTATTTCCAGTAGAAGTAGTTACACCATCCCAATTATTAAATGAATCTGATATTATTATTTCACTTGATGTAGTCTTATACATTTTAGTAGTGGATGAACTATTGCATTGAACTGAATTATTAACCTTAATAGTCCCGCCCTTGACAGCACAAAATACATAGTTATTAACTTTTCCTGTTGAAGTATCTACAAATATATTGCCTAATGAATTAGCTCTGAATCCATTGTCACTGCCTATGATTTTTCCACCATTGAAATTTACATTTGAGCCATCTAAAGATAATAGAGCATAATAATAATCCTTGTTTGTTGCATGAACTTTTCCATATATGTTAACATTACTAAACTGAACAAATTGAGATGTTTGTACTACTACAGAGCACTCTCTACTTGCAATGTTTAGCATAGAAGAAGGTTTAATACTTGATATTGCTTCTCCACTTGCATCTTTACTTCCGTAGAATGCTATTCTTCCTCCACAATCTCTCACCATTACATTTCCGTTTATACTTATATTTGCAGCTAAATTAATATAAAGAGACCCTCCACTAATACCTCTAATTAATATATCTTCTCTAACATCTTTTTCTAGTTGTATTGTAACTAAACTACCATTAAGATTTGTAGGTATTGAATCTATAGCACCTTGTAAAGTATTATATTCTGCGTTATCTTGAAATATAGAACTATCATCAATTGCAGTAGTTGTAACCCTTATTACAGTATCTTGCAATGCCATGCTTGGTAATGTACTACATTTTATACTACTAATACTTAGCTCATTAGTTGAAAGATGACCTTCTACATCAAGATTTTTTACATTCATATCTCCATTTGTATCAACACTCCAATTGCCCCCTTCATTAACATATCCATTTAAATTTATGTTTTTAGCAGTAAGACTAATTGTGTCTGATAATAAATTTAAGAATAGTGGAGTTAGTACTATTTGTGATTCATTTTCTCCATCAGTTGCTATAAGATTTAACTTGTTTAATAGTACAGTTAATTCTGGAATGGCAGTTCCATCCATAAGCACATTACCATCATCATCTTTATATAACCATGTTTTAGTTCCATTTTCGGTTAGAATATTTAGTATATCATCTACACTAGCGCCAACCATTCCTTCTTTAAGTTCTTCTAATCTTTCTTCTAATGTTTTCTTTTGTACATTTTCTGTATTTTCTTTAATAGAATTATAGGCTTCCGAATACTGTTCCTTAACTTGTTCAATTTCTATGTTATCTTCAGCAGTTATTTCTCCCTTTTCTAATATGCTTGTAAAAATATCTACTAGCTGTTGTTTAGCTTCTTCATAGTTTTCTTTTCCTGATACAATATCTTCTTCTATGCTATTAAATTCTTCTACTTCTTGTGTAATATCATCTTCTGTTTCATAGAAACTATCTTCTTTTTCTTCTAATCCTGTATCATCTTCAAATACTTCTTCTATTTCTATTGTCTCAATAAGTTCTCCATTTTCATCTTCAATAGGAGTGTCAAACTCCTTATCAACATCAGTAAGCAATTCAACCACCTCCTAATATTTTTTCGCTCTTGCCACTAGCAATAATTTATCAACTGTGTTATCTTTAATAGCAATTTTTCTAAAAACTCCTGTGACACTTGTTGCTTCAATCATCATATTAACTCCGCTGCTATCTTTTCCTATACATATGCCTACATGAGAAATATTCATGTATCTTCCATTTTCTCCGTTATCTCTATCGTAAAATAGTAAATCTCCCGGTTCTACATTAGAATATTCTGTATAATCTATTGCATTTAATACCCATCCTTGCTCGACACAATACTTAGCTTGCTCTGCTGCGGTACGAGGTAAATTAAAAGTCCAACTATATTTTGTACTTCTTTTAAGCGTAGTTGTTTTCTTTGCATAAGGACTTGTTTGATAACTATGACCTCTATATACTAATCCTGTTAATGTACTGCAATCACAATGATATAATCCATCTGTTTTCCAACTTGAAATATTATCTGCTGGATTTGAAAACGATAAAGGTGTTTTTGTATTGTACTTGAATTTAGATTTATTAGAATAAAAAGTTTCACATAATTTAATAACATCATTTTTACCTTTGAAATCCTTATAGTCATAATACTCATCCGCTTTTTTCTTGCTAGATACACTTCCTTGATATTTTTCTTTTATGTCTGAATCTGGGTTGTAATATATTCTAATCGTATAAGTACAACCAACACGAGGTATTAATGCTCCTTTAGTGCAATCACTACCGTTAAGATACACAAGATTCGATTGATTAAACTTAAAATCTTTTGCTGTTGTAAATATTATCTTAGAGTAAAAAGTTTGTACTGCTTTAGAAGGTAATTTTAATGTCACGCTCTGGCATTCTCCGTATTTATAGTTCTTTTGTGAACTCATTACTATATCAACTTTTTTAGATGTTTTAGTTTCCTCTTTTTGGCACATATTTAATATAGCTTTTTTATAAGCTTTGTAATATTTATCACAGGATGCCTTATCCTTCATTCTCCAGCCGTTAGTTGTTAAGTTGGTGTCTACTGTTGCACTTGTCGTAATTTGACTTGGATTATTAACAATTACAACATATTTAGTTTGATTAGCAAAATCTCTCATAGCATTATTAAAATTAGTAATCTGAGGATTTATCGTTGCATAGTTAGGATATTGAGTATTTACATGATACTCTTTAGCAATAAAAATAGGCTTCTTTGGATATTTAACCAATAAAGCCTTTATAAGAGATTTGTAATTTTCAATTCCTGTATCTGTTAGATCATTAATACCAAAATGTAAGAAAACGTGACTAACTGTCTTAGGATATTTATCATCATCATTTATGTTATTAATTGTTATATCTTCAATTAATGATTTATAATCGTAATAATCAGATGGTGTTGCAAGTGGTAATCCTTTTAGCGTTACTTCATTTGCTTCTGTAACAGGTGTTGAATTCGTTGTTTCCGTTGCAGATTTATCTTTAGCTGCTAAATCATGAGGTCTTAATATAAAACAGTAATTCCATATATGGTAATCTTTAGTTTTATATTGATTATTATATGCATCAAAACTCTCATATCTTATAGCATTTGGGTGATATGCCCACTTACTAGCATGAGCCATCATATGTTTCCCATTTACTTTTCCACAATATATCGCCGTATGATGAGTAAATTTATATGACATAGCTTGACTTCTTGTTAATGAAGAAGGACATTTATTATTGCAAAACATTATGATATCACCTGGAATAGCATCATTTATTGAAGTTTTAGTCAATTTAAACATCTTATAGCCACTCTTTTTAGTAGCACTTTCAACTAAAGTACCAGCTTGACAACTTTTAGCATAAACACTATTGAGACCAGCCTTTAAATATGCACAGCTTACTAAACTTGAGCAGTCATAACAGTAAGGATTCTTTATGCCATAAATACTTTTAGGAGCTTTAAATCTTTTGTCGTCGTTAACTATTCTATATGTTTGGTCATATGTAGCTTTTTTATATTTCTGATGTAACTCACAAATTTCTTTAGCTTTTGCTACTATTTTATTTCTGACTGCAGTTGCAACACCTATCTTTGTTGTTGTATTAGTTTTTACAGTTGCAGTAGAAGTTTTATTAGCTCCGTAACCCTTCTTCTTGCCTTTACTATCCAACACATAAGGTAATTGTCCATCAACGCTTTTATACCATCGTAAATATCCTTCTATGTTCCACCAAGTACCCATTTTCTTTTGAGATACATATGTTTTTCTAATATTTGCCCATGGTGCTTTTAATGTTTCAAGTTCCTTAAAATATAGTTCTTGTACTTTACTAGATTGAGCAGTATATCCAAAAGCATCTTTAAATGTAAGATTATTCTTATTCGCTACATATTTACAAACTACCCAATCTGCTCCATACAATCCAAAGTTATATCCCATTAAACTTGCAAATATATTATATTTAAACCTAACTAATGATTTTCTAAGTTCATGACAACCAAACATAATCTGATTACTTATACCTTTATTTACCTTAACGCCATTTAAAGTTGTAGTTCCTCCTGGTTTCATAGTAGATAAACTTGGCGTAAATGATTTTGTACTTCCATCTAAAAATTTTATAGTTTGTTTTTTATTAAAATAAGCGGCTCTTTCACACTGCATTATTCCATAACCACCAGCACTACTTTTTGTAGCACAATATGGATTACCACTACTTTCTGCCATTATTATTGCATAAACTAAATAAGGATCTAATCCAAACTTCTTGCTCCAGTATTTAACTATAGTGTTAATCTTGTATTTATTACTAGAACTAATTAATTTACTCAACGAACTTGAATTTGCATATTTACCTAATTCAAATTTATTATAATAAGCTACTGCATTTTTATATTCAGTAGCGCTGCTTGATGTTTCATTTTCGCTTGTAGAAGTTGTTATAGACGCGCACTTATTTTTCTTTATATCATAAATACGTTCATCACCTAGCCATAAGCCGTTATCTATTTTAGACAATATTATTTCTTTATAATTTTCTGTATCTTCTGCTATTTCATCTTTATCTACTACTGTATCTTTTAAGCTATCCTCATACTTTTTCAACAGTTGTTCAATTTCTTCACTTTCAATATCTAATTGTTTAAGAAATTCTCTTATCCTATCGATGTCTGCTTGAGTTAATTTTCCTGTAAATCCGGTTATCTCATCAATTGCATCTTTTATGATATCATTTTTACTCCAATTTCGAACTTTTGATTTCACTTCTTTATAATTAGAAAAAGTTATTTTATTTTTACTCGGATTACTGAAAGATAATTTCATTGTGGCTATTCTTGCTTCTTCACTAATAATAGGGTCAAAATAATTACTAATTACATATACAGAATCTCCGACTTCTATTTCATTATACTCATCATTAGTTAATGCAACGCTTGTGTCGTATGTTATCTTTCCACTTTTGATTTCTTGCAACTTATAATATGTATCCCACAAGAGATCAATTTCTGTAGTTGCATTGCTTTTAAAATTACCTAATATAGCCTTTCCATTATTCTTTGTAACTAATTCGGAATCAAGTAAAAAATCGTCACCTTCTGGTTTATTAAGAGGGAATCCTTTTTCTACCTCCCACCTTATATTTTTGAAGTTTATTCCGTTTGCACCTTCTGCAATAAGTCCATTAACCATATCTGATATATCTATTTCACGTTTTAGTGAACTTATATTTCTACCATCTTCAAACCTTTTGTATGTTCTTTTTCCACGTTCACCATTTGCGTATACATTTAACACATATTGATATTTACCCTTTAAAGCATTTATAACTTTTACTTCAAATTCATATTCAACGTTATCAAAAGTTGATAATATCTCATTTTGCAATATAGAGTATACAGATTTATTTTCTTTAATCTCAATCGTTTGTATATTATTCTTTAATTTTTCACTTACATATCCAATTTGATATCCAGTATCAATTAGCACCATTTCAAGAATTTTTATTATATTACCATCAATAGTAATAGGCCTTATAAAATGATTTTTTAGGTTTATTCCTAAAAATTCACTGTATAATGTTCTAACTATACTATGTCCTTCTTTTTCATCAATACACGTCTTAACTTGAAACATTTTAGCTTTATTATTTCTAAAAAAAAGAAGATAATAACCTTCTCTTATGAAAGTATTATCTCCGTTTACTTTAAATGGTAATTTGAATGTTTCAGCTCCTGTTGAAAGTTCGCTGTAATATTCATCATTGAAAAATGCATTATTAGCACTTTTGATATTTAAAATTCCAACTAGTTTTTTATTTTCATCTAATGCAAGAACTTGAGTTATCATATCAATCACTTCCTAACCATTTTTCTTTTATTACAGCACTCGCTGAAACTTCATTATCATCACTTATAACTTTTATATTATTTGTACCAGTTTCTATTTCGAAAAAATCACTACCAACATCAATTAAATCCGTTCTGTCTTCATAATTTATATATGCATGACCACTAGCAAAATCTATATCAAGAATATCTCCTTGCTTGAAATATTTTATATTTTCTTCTTCATTCGCTTGCGGGTTTATTTCATCAACAACAATATGTGTAAAATCCATAGCTGATGAATTAGAAAGCTCTCCTGTAGTTCCCATATAAAGAGCGACATAGGCTAACTTTGAAGTTGGTAAATCATTGTATTTTATATTCACTTTTTTTAGAGTTTTCTTTACTACACCATCTTTAATTTTCGTTACACTAACTTCCCAAATATAATTACCATCAACTTTTTTTCTACTTATATTCCAATCACCATAAAAATCATTCCAATCGCCTAGTTTTCCAGACATATAATTAGTAACCTTTACTGAGCCATTATCTTCTATAGTAGTCATACTTTTAGGTTTCGGTACTTTAGTATTGTCTTTTAATACAGTTCTACTACCTATGTTACATTTAGGATATGTATACTCATAATATTCATTGTCATCATACATTCCTAATGAAAATAACTTGCTGCCATTTTCATCGAATCCATACAGCTCAACTATTCCTGTTTTATCGTCTGCATATTTATAATCGTCTTCTGCGTTGTACTCGAATGTAGCAGTTCCAGATTCTATTATACTACCTGTAGCTATATATCCAGTCTTTCCGTTATATTTTTTTGCTAACTTATAATAAGTTATCCCTGAGACACTATCTTTATATGCTTTAGTATTGCATCTTACAACCTCGCCTAAATTAATTGTCATTACTACTGCTGATGACTTTTTAGGTTTACTCCTTATTATTACTCCTGTATCACCCTTTACCCCATATGTTACATAGTTTTTTTCATATATTGTTCCTGTAGCTTTTACTTTTTCAGTAAGATGTTTTATAAAACAATAACAAGTTTTATTTTTATAAGCGAATTTAAGCCACCCTTTTGTTACAGTTCCACCATTTATTTCAAACCCTTTTTTAAGCGTTCCTAGTTTCTTATATGATGTTCCTGGACCGCTTCTATAATTAAGAGAACTTGCTGTAACAACATAATAAGTCTCTTTTATTGAGCCAACTACTTCAGGATTAGTGTATATTGGCAAAGTAGGATCTCCATTTTTACCAGTTGAATTATGATGCATGCAACATCTTAAATGAAACTCATCTAATGATTTAGTAAAATTTTTTCTAGCGCAAACACCCTTCCAAGTTGTAGATCCGCTTGGTACACTGCCTATGCATATTCCACTTCCTTTTTCATTCATAGCTAGAGTACCACCAACAGTTCTATCTGAGTCAATTGGAGCTTGAGCTATAATCCATCCACTAGTATCTTCGCATGTATCTCTTATAATTTCTGTGCTTTCTTCTTTAGATATTAAAGATAGTTTAGGATAATCGCCAATTAATATTCTTTTACCGCTTTCTTGATGTTCTAATTGCAGAAAATGAGCATTCTTCGAAAAACCAATGCTCATATAAGGTAACACTTTTTCTCCACCTTCATTTACTACAATTAGCTTATTATTTTCGGAATCAAATACCTTGTTTTCCATGCTATAAAAATAAGGGTCTAAAGCAATTAAATTAATTACAACAAAACACCCTACGTTCGAAAAAGGTTCCTTTTCTATTCCGTCATTAGTTATACAGTAACAAAATTTCTCATCATCAATAATAAGTGGTTTAGTTTCTGATACATTAAATATATTTATTATATTTAAAATATTTTCTCTAAACTCTTCTTTATTGCTACCTGTTACAACCATTGTGATTTCTATATCAAGAGCTTCATATTTAGATGAATTTAATATTTCGCCATTTAAACTTTCTATATCTATCGTTGAAAGTTGTCTTTTAGGGAGTATGTTCTTTTTTACTTCTTTTACCCTCCCAAAATTATTAAGGGACTTAGAATCATATTTTATATTATACATAATCTAATTCCCCCCTTAACCTTTTATTCTTAGTATTTTCAAATTCATTTCGTTTTTGAACTGTACTTGCTGTTTGGATGCCTACCAATTCGCCATTCATATATACAGAATTGTCAACTTTCTTTAATGCCTTAATAAACGATTTAGTTAATTTCTCATAATCAATAGTTTGGTTATTTTTTTGATAAGCTCTATCAAAGTATGTTTGTATTCTATCTAACGGTAATATAGCTTCTGGCCCTGCTTCTCCGCCAATCATTGCCCTATTACCATTCATTCCAAACATTGTAGGACTTGTCATAATTCCACCTTTTGCATACCATTCAACACCAATTTTAGGTACACTTGGTGGGTTAAGACTAAATGATCCACTAACAGATATATGAGGTAATTTTAATTTAGGTTTTAATAATACATTAACTGCTGACTTTATAGCACTCATAGCTCTACTAACTGCAGATTTAGCTGTATTAATAGGATTCATAATTGCGTTTTTAATACCATTCCATATTGATGTTGCTGTTGATTTTATTGAGTTAAATATATTTGATATAGTAGATTTAACACCATTAAATACATTTGATACAGTAGATTTAATCGTATTTACAACATTACTAATGGTTGATTTGATTCCATTCCAAACACTACTAGAAACTGATTTTATACCATTCCATATTGATATTGTAGTGCTCTTTATGTTATTCCATATACTTATTACTACTGATTTAGCTGTATTTACCGCGTTTCCTATAGTACTTGTAATAGCATTCCATATTTCTCCTGCCTTAGTTTTTATAGTGTCCCAATTCTGCCATAACGCTACTCCTATCGCTACTGCTGCTACTATTGCTGCAACCACTCCAGCTATTATCCCAACTAAAGGAAGCATTGCTACTCCTACTGCTAGTGATATAGTCGATAAGCTAGCGAATATCATAAGTAGTGGTCCACCAACTGCCATAAGTCCACCAATAACACCTACTACCATTAATATAGCTTGAGTAAGTTTTGGATGCTCATTTGTCCAATCGGCCACTCCTTTCGCTATGTCTATCACTTTACTTATAAGTGGTTCTAATACTGGGAATAGTTTTTCGCCTATCGCCGCTGCTGCTTCCATTAATCTTTGCTTCATTTGTTGCATCTGCATCGTGAAGCCACCAGCTTCTTGCTCAGCTAACCCTGTTATACTCGCCCCTTGTTCTATCATCGTACTCAGAGTAGCTTGTGCTTTTTCAGCTTGTGTCATATTTTTCCAACTCTTACCTATTTCCTTAGCGTATGAACCTTGTTCTATTGTAGCTACCGATAATGAGACCCCATACTTGTCCATTACTTCAAAATTGCCCATCAAAGCGCTTCTGAAGTCGCTTGCCGCTTCATCAACTGGTATATCCGCAAAAGCTGCCATGTCTGCTGTTAATGTAGTTAATTTTCCACTTTGGTCTGCAATCGCTTGAGAAGTCATACCTGTTCTGCTTAAAAAATCTGCTGTCGCTGTACTATTGTTCATATATTGCTGTTCAGTCATGCCTAAACTTTCAGCCATATTTTTATTATTACTTATAGCTTTCTGAACAGTGCCGTCTAAATTATCATATACGAATTTTTGTTGTTGCACTTGGGCTGACCATTCAGATGCGGTGCTTACTATACTTCCTATCGAACTCAATATCTGTTTTCCTGTTTCAGCCATTTGTTGACCTATTTGATTTAAGTTCTGAGATATGACTGCTTTAAATGTATTTATAGTTGCTTGCGCTTGATTCATTCCGTTTTCAAAATTGGATGTATCAGCTCTTAATTTTACGAATAATTCACCTATTGTAGCCATATTACCTCCTTTCTTTGCAAATAAAAAAGACTAGAAATTAATCTAGTCTTTAATGTTTATTATTTAATTTTTATTTATTGAATGTAAGTATATATTTTATACTTGCAAAACTTCTTGAAAATTGAGTATCTGTTAACTTATAACCTTCTTTATCATATCTTTCAATTATCGGTTTTGCTTTTTCAATACATTTGGATTCACTCATAGCTTTAACAACTTCTTGTTTAATCATAAAAATATACCCCCCTTTTATTATATTATAACTAACTTTTAGACTATACATAACTAAGAATATATTTTTACACCTTGAAAAGTTATTTTATATTTTAAACCTGTTTGTTTAGCTAATTCTATAAGCTCTTTTTCTTCTTGGGTCAGATCTTTTTCTTTCTTCTCCAATCCTGGTATGTCTCCTATAAGATCTTCTATTGTTAAATCTTTTGCTCCTAATGCTGTTAATATCCATAGTCCTAATTTACCAAACTTCGTAAAATCCTCATGATATTCAAGTTTTTTAAATAATATAGCATCTTTGCCTTGGGCCATTTCGATTTTTTCTCTTATTGTTAATTCTTCTATATCGGTCTTTGTATAATGATATTCTTTAGCGAAGAAGATTAATTCTTCTGTAGTTGTCCAAGGAGAATAGATAAACCCTTCTTCGCTCCTGTAAAATTTACTTCTATAAATGTTTTAAATAATTCTTCGATTTCAGAAGGGTAAGCATTTTCTAAATCTTCTTCTGTTAATTCTTCAAATATTAATACTACTTTGCTTTCAACTAAACCAAATATTTCGTCAATACTTTCATCTTTTGTAAAATCGATATTTTTATTCCAAACTTGTTCTATTTCAGTTCCGAATTGTTTAACTAATTGTTTTATTTCTTTTATTCTTTTTTCTTCAATTAATATACTTTTACCTGCTATATTTATAGCTTTACTTCTCATCTAAACACCTCCATTATTATTCTACATTCATTGCATCTCCTGTTAAAGCACCACTGCCTGTACAGCTATAAGACACATTTATTCCATCTTTTACCTTCGCACCCGTTTTAAATTCTGTAATAACCACTTGACCTTTATAATCTGGTGTTTCAGAGGCTTTGTTATAATACAATTCTACTTCTATCTTTGTTCTAGCTAACATATTAGCTAATATAGCTTTTTGCCCTGTTGTATCAGTTTTATTATAGAATCCTTCTATTGAGCAATCCCAACTTTTTAAAGATGTTTCGTTCTCTGCCCAACCATCGCCATCAAAACTAGATGTATCTACTGTATCTACTTTTATATTCAACTCCCATGAGTTCATCTCTTTTACAACTACAGAAGGACCATCACTACCTATAGTTTTTATTTTTATTGTTGCTTTTTCACCTGTAATAGCCATTATTCTAACACCTCACTTTTCGTAATAATATAATTTACACTAAATTCAGCATAACCTTTTTCATTTCTACCCATATAAAAAGGTGATTGACTAGGTTTAAAACCGTCCCTATCGTTAAGTAATTTAAACACATTGTTTATTATTACTTCGCCTTCTTCATAGCTTTTGTGTCTCACCATAACTTGCAGACCTTTCTTTTCGATATATCCCTTTGAAAAGAAAAAAACAGGCTCTTGGCCTGCTGTAGAAAATAAACCTATACAATTATCATCTTTTAAACTTCCAATTGAGATAGGTAAGGTTATACCTTTATCTTTTAAAAATCTTTTAATTTCTTTCATATCATTTCAACTCTTTCATTATAGCTTCGCCTATTGCATTAATATAGTTATCTGCATTTTCATTGAACGGTCTTTCTAAAAACTTAGCTCCACCACCTCTAGGATGATTAAATTCAGTATGTTCATGTTGTATCGCACAATAAACCAAATCACTACCAACCCAATACTCAAAGTCTCCTTTTTTTCTTGCATTAGCAATATCTCCCTGTAAATCACCTAACTCTACAGGCGCTGCATCACTACATTTATCAGCTAAATCAAAAGCTATATCTGTTAATTCTCTTTTGGTTGTATCTGGGGCAATTTTTGCTAGTTCTGATAGTTTGGCATTTAATTCATTTAATCCTTTTATTTCCATTACAGTAAATACCCCCTATATCCTATAGTTCCTTCCAGGCTAGTCATGGAGTTTACAGCTATCACTTTCATATTGTTTATATAGTCACCTACTTTAATATGCTCAGTGCATTGTATAACACCGCTAGTAATAACTATATCCCCTTTTTCATTAGTAACTTGCTTAAACTTTTCAACTAATCTACAGTTAATTTCTTTTTCTTCAAATATAGGTTCATTATAATCATTCTCACCTATTTTAGTTTTATGAATAGCTATCATAGTTAAATAATTTTCTAACATATAGCATAACCGCCTGACATGTATTTTTTTAAATATTGCATCGCTTCAGAACACACTTTGTTATTTGTTTTAATTTTGCTAGTATCATAACTTTCACTAAGTCCCTCTACTGAAAAGCTTGTAACACCCTGCTCTATTAATTTACTTCTTTGACTATTCGCAGTTTCAACTAAATGTAGTGCTTGTTCAAATACTGCTTTTTTATAATCATCTTCATTAGATAAATCCTCAGATTTATTTATAAATGATTTAATTTGATTTTCGGCCATTTTCAAAGATTGTTCTTGTTTTTCTATAGTTAGCTCTAACCATTCATCAGAAAATAATCTCTCGTAAACGAAGTAGTTATATGCATCTTCTAGTTCAATCATTATTTGCACCTCATTTCTAGCATAATAAAAAAGAAGCTAGGGTAGTTCTAGCTTCTTTTAGTTGCATTAAATTATATTTTAAGGAATTACATCTAATATTTGTACTTGATCAGAGTTTTCAAAAGATGGTAAACCTACAAATGATACTTTTGTATCAACATTTACTGGGTCAACAGTTTCAGAAGTAGTTACTGCTACACCTGTATTAACTATAGATACATTAGCTTTATTAGATCCTAATAAGTCTGATTCTTCTGGAGTAGTACCATACCAAGAACCTCCTAATGTAGTGCTTGGAATTAAAGTAAATATATCATCATCGAAGAATAATGTGTCTGTTCCAGATTCATTCTTATATTTTTTATTGTAAACTTGTATTGTTAAATCAAGTTCATCTTGTATATATTCTTTTATCATTTTAGTAGTTACATACTTAGTAGTATTTAAAGCTCTTACAGCTCCAACTATTTTTGTATTATTCTTAATGTAATTAAATGTTTTAGAAGTACATATTGCTTTAGTAGGTCTTACTCCACATCTAGTTTCAACTGTGTCCATAGCAGTTTCTATATCAGCCATTATATCTGTAGAAGCTGTAGCCCATGAAGTTGATACAGTTGTTTTATTTACACCATAATCATAATCAATCCCTAAATCATCATAACTAATTTGAACCTTACCTTTACATAAAAGTTGCATTCTCATTCTTTCAAATTGAGTTTTAGCACCATCGACTAAATTTGCAACATCATCAAATATGTTATTTAATATAACATCTACATAAGCTTGGTTTCCACTATCTATTAATTTATTTAATTCTTGTCTATCTCTTTCTTTTATAAGCATACTTTCTTTAAAGAAAGGCATTTCAGATTCAACATCTGTAAATCCTGCTCTATCTCTTAAAGTTGCTTTAGTATCAAAAGCAGATAATTTTAATACTTGAGGAACTCCTTTAGATGATTTTATGTATTTTAGGTCTAATCCTAGCTTTTTCTTAGGAGGGAATAAAGTTTCTCCTAAATATGGTATTGAGTTTGATACTGCTTCTGAATAGTATTCAGCTATTGTTTTATTATTATATAAATCGTATATTCTTGCCATTATATATCACCTTTCCTTTCTTCTTATAAAAATTGAATTAATGGTAAATTTACTAACTCATTAGGTTGAGCTGGTAATTTAGTTTTATCTATAAATCCATGTATAACCATTGCAACTAATTGATCTCCATCTGTTACATCTACAGTTGAAAGTATTACTCCTTTAGCTGTAGCATCGTTCTTTGGATATATAGTTCCAGCCTTTATCACTTTTTTACCATCTACTGTTGTTACTGCAGCATCTCCAGTTGCTATCTTAACTGGTACTGACACGAAATGATCTTTAAACTTTAATATTTCTTTATCACTTAAATAATTTGTTACCTTCATTTTATTTGCCATCGTTTTTACCTCCTAAATTTTAAAATATGGGTTATTATCTGCAAAAGTATTTTGACTTTCTTTCGCTTGTTTTCCAAGTCTCGTTCCTATACTTTCATTTTTATCACTACCACCTTTATCATCTGGATTAAAACCACTTCCGCCTGGTTGTTTCTCCTCTGCATCAAATAGGTAGCTATCACTTTCTTTTAAAGCCTTTAATTGTTCTTCTAATCCTTCGAACTTCCCTTCATTAAGCTTTATACCTTCCATGTTAAGAAGTGCTTTTAAAGCTTTTGTATTTTTACATTTGTTGTCTTTTAAAACTGCATCCAAAGCATAATTAAAATCTTTTGTTTCAGCTTCTTTTTTAAGATTAGCTATTGTAGCTTCATGCTCTTTTATAGTATTTTGAAGAGTTTCATTATCAGTATTATTTTTCTTCAAATCTTCTATAGTTGCATTTGCAGTATCTAGTTGACTCTTTAAATCGTCCTTTTGAGTTTTTAACTTATTATATCTTTCATCTGCATTTTCTAAAGAAGTTTCAAATACCTTATTTTCTTTCATTGAAGCCTGTATTTTGCTTATTTGTTCATCTGTTAATTCTTGAGCTTTTAGTATATCTACTAATTTCATATATCTTAAATCCTCCTATATTTACGTTTTTTACAAGTTTTACATCTTGAATATAGTAATCTAATTCATTCTTTTACATCTGTGATATAGATAGAAAGATGAAAATAAAAAAGGCTGGTTATCGCAGTACGAAGTCCATCTTGCTTTTTCTATTACTTGATAGATAAGCTAAATTAAAAACAGGCTATGATCTAACATAACCAGGAACTCTTTGTACATCTTGGTACATGAGCTAGCTTGGTACCGAAACCATTTTCGGTCGCATAAAAATAAGCCCTATAAGGACTTTAGAACAACTTTATCTATCATTTTCATTAAACCTACATACATAACTGCTGTCATTATTGATAATATAATAATAAATAATTTTGGATTTATCGTATAGTCAAACGACAACATAAAACTTATTATCATTAGCATGAAAAATATACCCAATATCATAAATAAGCTTGTTATTGTATATAAAGTAATTACTAGAATCTTATTTCTATTCATAGAACCTCCAATCTTCTGCGAATACATCCTCTTGAGAAGTTACCCATGGTATTCTATTATCATCTGCAGTTTTTATAAATAAATAAGGCTTTGTCATTTTGGAATATTTATCTGGAATTTGTGCTTCTATATACATTCCTTTTCCGTTCCAACCTTTTCTGCATACTTTCAATCCTCTTTTAAGGTATTTAAGTGCTTCACCAAAGTTAAAAGTAGCAATTCCACCTAAAATCGGAGTATTCTCTCCTGTAGCTAATATCCATTCATCACTAGCTATATTAGAGAATGTATACTCTACTACTTGTGTTTCTCTTATGTCTAACTCATTATCATCTTTGCAATGTATAATGATTGTTTCTTTGTCTTTATCCCAATACCAGTAACCACCCCATGAAGGTAATTTTACTTTGTGTCCTTCTTTCATTAATTTAAATGTTTCATTCCATAACATATTATTTTTTCTCCTTTTTCTTAAAAATTTCATCAAACATTTTTTCAAGTCTAGAATAATACTCTTCTCTTATATTTTCCTCTATTCTTTCATCCCCTAGAATCTCAACATATAAATCTTTGAGTTGGTCGAATATTTCTGTATCAGTTAAGCTTACTGTTACTTTTAATGAATTTTTATTTGCTCCTTTTACCGATTTAATAGCTTCTCTAGCTGAATCAAATCTCTTTGAATAATTCATATCATTTAACCCTTTCCACTTTATAATTTCCCCATTTCTTATAAACATCTACATACATTTCTTTCTTGTCTCCATTATAGGTACACTCATAATACATACCATCAAATAGAGTAGTACTAAGTAGAGCTTTATTATTTTGAAGTGTTTTACAACTCCATACCATAAACACATCATCTACTGTAATTTCCTTTTTATCAGTTTTATCTAAATGCTTATTGGTATAGTCGCATATCTCTTGTCTACACCATTCTAAAAATTCTCTTTCATTCATCATTTAATTTCCTCCTAATTCTATATTTTCTTTTTAGTTCTTTATAGTTTTCTTGATTTTTAGCATTTTTCATCTTTAAAAAGCCTTGAAAGTTTTTAGGAGCTTCATTTCCTAACACTGTCTTGTATTGCTCATATTGTTTTCGATTAGCTCTTAATTTAGCTTTCTTTTTCTGTTCTTCATAATATTTATTTATACTATCTTGCTTTTCTTTAGGTATTTCAAATGGTTTATTACTATTTTTTATTTCTTTTTCAGTATCACCATATTTTTCAACCCATACACTAATTCTATGAGAACATCTTGGATGTATATTGTTATATCCAGCACTATATCCTGGTACATTCTTTATATATGGAAATCTTTTGTCTTTACCACTTAAACTATATACTCTGCCTTCATATGGTGCACATACAGGACATGCTCCAGAGTGACTTGTCATCTTTACTAAATCATGGCCATTTTCTTTAGCTACATTTTTTATACATGTATTTTGAGTTTCTGCTACTATGCTTCTAGCTAGAGTTTCTGCATAAACACCTATAGGAATATTTCTTCCTAACTTATCTTTAATTCCAGTTAACCCTTCATCTATAAGACTATTAACTAATTCCTTTTGCATCTGCTTAATTGTATTTCCAGTAGCAAATTTATTAGCTGTAGAATTCAATCCTATCTCTCTTATCTTATCTTCCACCTGTCTTCCTACTAAATTAACTGCTTCATTAAGACTGCTAACTATATTCTCAGCTATAAGCTCTATAGCTTCTTTATGTAGTTGAGTAAGAGTATTATCACTAATACCTAAATCATATAGTGCTTCTTCATATGCTTGCATATATAATTGCTTAGTAATATCTGTGGCCCATTGTGTATTGAATATTTGCAATCTTAATATTTCTTGTTGTACTTGCTTGAGCATTTCTTTATAGAAAGTAGTTACATTACCCTTTATTTCTTTTTCTGCAATAGTCTTAATTAGTCTTTTCTCAGCTTCTTTATATATCTCAATAAGCTTTTCTATTTTCTTATCAACTGGAATAGGTTTCTTTTTCTTAGCCATTATTAACCTCTATATTCAAAATCACAAAGTATCGTGAAGGTAATTTCATCTTTTCTATTCGGTTGAATACTTATATTCATACCTGTTACTTGTTTTAGTTCCATATCATCTATATATATTTTTCTTCTTCCTTCTTGATTTTCTGTTATTTTAACTTTATGACTACGAACTTTATTCTTCATTTTCTTCACCTTCATCATCACTGTTTTGATTATCTAAATCATTAAACGCATTTAAATTATTCATAGGATTACTCACACTTTCTTCAGCTTGTATTGCATCTAATTCTGATTGAGCATCTTCATCTGTTAGATTATCTAATCTCTTAATGGCACTGTATTGGCTTATAGTAGCTTTGCCACCTGTTCTAATATTCATTATATTAGCTTCCTCTAAATCATCATTAGGCAATCCATCTTGCCAAAATATGTTTATCTTTTCTTTCGATAAATCAACTATATTCTCTCCACCTAGTTGTGAGCATAGTTTTATAGCTTTTTTTAATGCTATATCAACATTATTTCTAACTCTTTTAGTCTTAGCTAGAGGACTTATAAGCATTCTTTTTAATGCAGTACCACTTGCAGCAGTACCTAGTTTATTATCAAAATCAAATATAGCACTTCCCATTTCAGATATTACAGCTAATATATTTATAAGCTTTTCTACTTGCTTAAAGTTAGCTTCTAATTGAGCATTCCAAGTTATATATTCAACTGCTGGGTCTTCTGTACTGTCCCTTGAAAAATAGTTACCTACTTTTAATTTGTAACTTCTTGTGCTTGTATCATACTCAAGAGCACTTGAAGGACCTTGCATAGAAGGTTCTGCATGCTTATCAAGTATTTTAGATATTTGGCTTAATCTTACTTCTATTTCAGAAATAATACTATCTACATCAGAATAATCATCTATACCATAAATTCTATCAGATGTTAATAAATTATGAACTGGAATTATTGCAAAATCATCTAACCCAGTTGGAATACCTAGTTCTTTATCCTCGACTTTATAAATGCTATCTCCTTTTAGTTTATATGTATATTTGTCAATATATCCTTTGGTATGTATCTCTACATATAAAAATTCTTCATAGTTTTGTTTTCTAGTAAATGAATTGTATTCTTTTTCAACTTTATACTTATGAGCCAATATGTGATATTTAACTTTTTTAATATTTTGCGGATCCACAACTTTAAAATAAAAAGAAGGCTGAGTAATATCTATAATACCTTTGCCTTCATCATCTTTGTATATATTTAATACTCCATCTCCATATCTCGACAAATCTATAGCTAGTGAATAACAAGTATTCATCAATTCACTGTTTTCTTTTATAGCATCTATCGCTATTTGTTCTTTACTGTCATCATCTCCACAACTTATTATTGGTTCTTCTCCAAACATAAAATCTGCTATTTTAACTGACATAAGCTTTTGAAAGTTAGCTACAACAACATAACTTACAATATCTTGAAAATTACCTATTACTCTAGATATCCTTTTGAAACTTTCTTCATAAACTCTTTCATGTTGATTTTCAAATATAAGCTTGTTCTTGTGGTATTTATCTAATCTATGTTTTTCTGTAGTTGGTGGAAATTGTTGACCTACTTTTAAAAAATCAAGACTTGTTAGCAATCACATCACCTCCTTATATATTTACTGGTCCTATTCCTTCTCTCGCTCCTATATCTTCTGCTATTCCAGTAGTACAATCCGGAGCGTCATCATGCTTGTTTTTACCACTTCTTTGATATTTAATCATGGCTTTATAATAATCTGGCCATCTATCTCTCCAATTAACTGGATAATATATATGTTCCATCACCCAAGTTGCATTTGTTAATATCCTAGCTATTTTGTTTTGAGATTGATGAAAAGGTCTTATAACTGTATAATTGCTATCTAATTCTTGCTCTAATATCCTCTTTACATTTCTAGCAAACCCTCTACCACCATTATTGCTCTCTATTCTAGCAACATTAACTTTATTATCATAAAACATTTTAGCTGTTGCTTGTTCTGTTTTTTCCATAGCTTCTTGTGTATATAATATATCTAATACATAAGCTTCTTTCTGATATACTCCATATGCTATAGAGCATAAATAGTCAGTGCCTTCATCTGCTGTATCTGTATAACTTTTTATCTGTTCAAAATATGGAGGTAATTCTGTATAAGTCTTGAAGCTAGAATATAAACAACCTTTTAAGTCTATAGGTTCTTGTTGATAGTTAGCACTTGCTATATCCTCTCCCATGGCACTTACTTTATCCATGTAGCTCTCATATGATAACACTTCACTGCATAGCATTTCTTTTTTATCTTTATCCACTAAAGCTTTCATAGATATATGTTTATACTTCTTTTTCTTATTTTCACACCATTCTAAAACCTTACCAGCTAAATCATCACTGGCCCATCTCGTCATTATTATTACTATTTTGCCACCTTCTTCTAATCTAGATAGCATTGTATTCGTAAACCATTCCCAGTGCTTTTCTTTTACATTTTCGTTATTAGCTTCTTCTGCATTCTTTATTAAGTCATCTATAATCATTAAAGAAGCTCCAAACCCTGTTGCTGTACCAGTAGGAGATGTTGCTAGATAGTTATTATATCCACCTTCTAAACTCCAAAGATTCATAGCTCCATCACCACGTTTTATTTTTACTTTAGGAAATACATCAGAAAATACAGGTTTATATTTATCTGCTTTTTCTTCCATAATGCTATTTCTAACATTCTTTGAAAATGTGGTTGATAAGGTTTCATTGTATGATCCAGTCATTATCTTTTCATTTTGATTATTACCTAAAACCCATTCAACAAATAAAGAAGCAGTTCTACTCTTTCCGTGTCTAGGAGGTTCATTGATAATTAATACATCATCATCACCTTCATAGAATTCTTGAAAATCATTACATAATTCTACTAAGTATTTTCTATTAGGTTTATAAAAATCAGGAGCTTTTAAATTACAATAAAAAAAGAACTCACGCCTAGCAAGTTCACATTTAGCACCTAATTTAATTAACTTTATATCCTTAGTCATCTTGTATCAACTTCTTTAAATCTTCTGTAGTTAAATCAGAGTAAGGATTATTTATCTCTCCATTTACATTTATATCTTGTTTCTTAGCTGGATATAAATCGTTTAATTCTCCAAGCTCTTTTATGGCATTTATAAATACTGTTCCATTGGCTTGCTTTAATCCTTTTTTAGGATTATTTATATCTTCTTTGGCTTTATCCTTTATCCAAATCAAATCAGCTTCCATATCTAACCTAGAATATTTAGCTTCTTCTTTATACTCATTTAATAATTCATTGTACCTCGCCCTTACCTCATCCTTCTTAAATAAAATATAGGCCTTATTATCTATAGTTTCATTTTTCATTTTATTAGTATTATAAGCTTGTTTATAGGCTTCTCTTTGGCTTAATCCACTTACAATACCTTGTATGAACTTTTCTTGTTTTGCGGTTAAACTCAAAGCAAACCCTCCTTTATCATTTCTTCTTGCTATTTATATTTTTATTTCTATATTTCAATTTATCTTTATCTCTTTTAGCTTCAATCAATTCCTCAATCAAGTTAATATATTTAGTATCATTACTTATTCTAATATGGCTTTCTAATAGATATAAGTTATTTGTTTTAGGTGTTTTCTTCATGATACAGTTATCAATTATAGTCTTGGCCATACTAAAGCTTCTAAGATGAGTATGAGATTTATCAAAAGGCATTGTTGTATTGCATATTATATATCCTTTCTTAACTGCAAGTATTATATATTCTTTTCTTGAATACACCTTCTTTGCACCATCGCTCTTATCAAAGTTAGGAACAGATTGCATCATCTCTTGATAGCTCCATAATTCAGTTGGCATATTTATTTCTTTATCTACTAATTTTTCTATTCCATACCACTTCTTCATATCAACACACCTTTTATAATATTCTTTTAGTATTCGTTTGTTCTATAAAGTTCTTGATTGCATCATATTCCCATCCACAGTCAACTAATCCACTTACTAAACATTCCATCGATTGAACTGCTTTTAATTCTTCTGAACTAAAACAATCTCTTGGATTTGCTTTTTTATCTAATCCATGTTCTTCTCTTAATTGTTTAGCATTTTTATTAAATAGTGCTTTATAAATACAATTTGTATATGTTGAATATGCATGACCATGCATTCTTTCATTTTCGTTCGATTGTTGAATTGATTTTGTTAATGCTTGTCGCACTGCTATGCCCTTTTGTCTTTCAACTATTTTTTCTTTTAGTTGCTTTTCCATAGCATTAAATTGTTTAATATAAGCTTCTTTAAATTTCATAGCTTTATGCCCTGTATATCCCATGACTAATAATGTAAATCCATCTTTAGTCATATAAAACATAGGTTGTCTTTTATTTTGACTATTTTTATAAGAGGACTGCACGAAATTGTGCTCTCTAAATTCTTCACTACAATCTAGTTCTCTTATATCTTGCAATACTCTTCTATGCTCTTTTGTATATTGTCTATGCTCTTCTTTATCATAATAAGTGAACGTTTCAGCTACATCTAAGCTACTTACAACAGTAACCTCTTCTTTATTAAACTTTTGCACTTCTACTAACATTAACATCAATCCTTTCTTGTTGATTTTTTATATAATAAAAGCACCTACATTTCTGTAAGTGCTTGTTTATTCACAAAATAAAAAAGAGCAACTAGTTAGCTGCTCTTAAGGAGGAAATATCATGAGTATCATACAAGAGAATTCGTAGAATCGAACTACAACATAACATGAAAGGTTATTGGACCACCATTCCCACAAAGAAAGCCTAGACTTAAGGGAAACTAGGCTTTTAAATTAGGTTCATACAATATATAGTGTTTTAAAACTATTTGTAACTACTACTATTTTTATAAAAGTCAATGTTAATCGCATTACCCTACGATTAATTAAGTTGTGTTTACCCCCACAACTATTGGCAGAGAGGAAGGGATTCGAACCCTCGGTAGTATTACCTACAACAGTTTAGCAAACTGTCACCTTAAGCCACTCGGACACCTCTCTATGTAATTTGAGGGAAGGCTTTACCGTACCTTTCCCTCGACTGAAACTTAAATTGTTATGAGAATTTAAGCTCATTTATATTTCTTGCTAATCTTCCATACTATAATGATACTACTTTTTATAGTACCCTAGCGTACCCTTATCTTATTTTGTCTAATATTTTTCTATGTCTTTTGTGTATCCCATTCCAACCATAATTTAATTCAACGCATATCCTCTCCCATGTATAACCATCTATATATTTCAATCTAAGTATATTTCTATCTGTAGGATCTTCTAATTTATCTATACATTTTTCTATTTTAATCTGTTGTTTAAATAACTTGTCCTGTTTTTTATTATATAGTTCTATTAATTCTTCTATCTCTCCTAATAATTCTCCTAATCTATCTTGCTCTGGTTCTGGCTTAGGCATATCATCTATTATCATCGATTTAATACTTGTCTTTTTACTTTCTAGATACTCTATCTTTTCTTCAATTATTTCCATTTCTCTTTTAGTTTCTATATATCCCTTTAATTCCTCTTTAGTCATATAATACTCCCTCCAGTACTTCTAATCTATTTAAATGAATTATTTGATTTTACTTTTTTAAGACTTTTATTTCTTGATTTTTCACAATAATATATTTTTCATACAAATGAACTATATTGCTATCTCTTAAAAGTTCAGCACACTCCATAGAACAACATTCTCTAAGTTCTATATTTGGTTCATATGTCATAACTTGATACTTAGTTTTCAACTCTCTTCCGCATAAATAACACTCTTCCATACTCGTCCTCCTATTAAATAAATATTATATTTTAAATCTATTTCAAACTAAGTTCCCACAACCATTCATCATAATCATTTAACTCTTCATCTGTCATACTATCTAGATCTGCATTTTCTATCTCAAATTCATCTTCCAACTCTCGTATATACTGTCTAAAAGTTAAATTATGAGTTACACCTTTTTCATGCTTATGTATCTTATCATCTAAAATTGCTTTAGTTATCTTCATTATTTCACTTCCTCAAATCTATATTTTTGTTTCACATCTGGATATTTCTCTTTATCAACTTCACTCATAAACATATCTAATTCTCTGGCATAAGTACCTTTATCATCATATAAGGATTTATATAATACTAATTTCTTATTTGGTTCACTAAAATGTCTATATTCTCCATTTATCATGCATACAGGTATGGACTTATTACTTTCTGTATGTTCAAACCATAAAAAATTAACATCCCATAATTCTAAATTATTATCTTCTAAATATTTTTCATATTCTTCAACATACATAGGTTTGCTAATTCCCATAGTTGCATAATATTTATTTTTAAAATGTTTATAAATTGCTGGATATTTTAACTCTCTCATAAGTTCCTCCTCCTGGTACCGACATTTATGCCGGCACCATTTAAAATACTTTTTCTTAATTCAATCTTTGTATATCTTCGATTATATCTAGTGTTAAATATTTCTTTGGTATATCAAGTGTTACTGATTCCCCAGTCTTTTCAAATTTATCCTTAGGTAATCTATAAGAAAAATCTTGAATATTCACATCATCAATTAATTTTATTCCTTCTTTTATTGGATGGCACATGAAGTGTTCTTCATTATCTACCATCAATTCTCCAACTACTATAAATTCACCCTTTTGTATAAATCCTTCTAAGTTTTTGCCTATATCTTCAACCTTATATAAATCAAATTCTAATTTCATATTACCTCCTACTTAAACACGCCAGCATTTAATCTAGCAACTATTCTTTCTTTTTTTCTATCTGTCCATCTATATACTTCTGCTGGACTTATTCCGTATATTTCTTGAATCCAATCTATACAAATTAATACATCTGCTATTTCTTCTGCTAGATTATCTTTATCTAGTTTACCTCTCTTAGCCTTTGAAATAGCCTGTATAAGTTCTGCATTTTCTTCCATGGCTATTGTACTGCATAAGTCCTTATCGTACTCTACTGCTTGTCTATAATCTGTATATTCCATTTTATTTATTATCCTTTCTTGTTAAATTGTAATTGGCTAATATGTATTTTATTCCGCAAGTGTCACATTCTTGTTGGCATATTCTATCTTCATTTTGATCATCACAATATTGGTTCATTTCTTCTTCTATATCATAAAAAGTAACTTCTTCTTTTGCTTGTTCTGCTAATTTGCAATATGCCCAATCAGATAATTTACCTTCTGCATTTATAACATAGAAATTTGTATCTTCAATAGGTGATAATTTTTTAATAAAGTAAGCATTAAACCATTCTATTTTGTCATCACTTACTTTAACTCTTGTTCCAACAGGAACTTTATCCCAATCAACTTCCTCACGTTCCCAAATTAATTTTAAAAATTCATCTGCAAGCATATCTTTCAATTTTATTGATTTAAACATTTCCTTTATATTAGAAATATCTATTATATAAACTTTGACTATATCTAATATGTTTACATTTTGATGATGAATTAAATACTCGTTATAATTATTAAAATTATATTCATGCATTTCATTGTATAAATAATCATTTATTAACATGAATCTAGTTCCTTTTCTCAACTCAACTACCATACCATCCTTTAAATCACTCTTTTTCATAATCTATCTCCCCTCTAGCATTCTTGTATAATTATCTATCTTATCAAGCATACCTTTATACTTGCACAACTCTGTATTTAACTTACATTCATTCTCTTCATGTTCTCTAATTACTTTCTCTAGCAGTTTTATCTTATTCTCTAAGTAATTATTAGATAAACTAAGTTCCTTATTTGCTTCTAACAAGTTGCATACACTATTTTCTTTACTTTCTATATCTTTTTCAAGAAACTCTATTCTTGCTTTTAACTCATTTATAAATTTTCCATTTGAAAGCATATACCCATCTCCCTATTCTTTATCCAATCTTTTAACTAACAAGAAACTAATATGTTTATACTTTTTACAGTCATCTAATGTTACATTCTCGCCCTCTGTAGCTTTCTCTAAGCCTTCTTTAGTCAAGTCTTTATTAAGTGTACCCCTATCAAAATCCATTATTGTAGCCTTGGCATTAAATGAGTTAACTTGATTAAGTCCTAAATCTGCCATGCCTTTTACCACTTGCATTTTTAATCTAGCTATATTGTCCTGCATTATATCTATTTCATTTTTATACTCAACTATTTTTTCTATCTTGTTGTATAGATCTATCTTTCTTTCATCCATAATATCCACCCCTATTTCATACTTTGATATATAAGTATATCTAGTAACTGTGACAGTCTTAAAACTTCTCCAGTCAAACCGTACTGTGCATATAGGTTACTTAAAATGCTTTGTAATTCCTCTAACATGTAATCGCCTACTTTTTGAACTTTTTTTCTAAATCATCTATAGAATAATCGCTTCTAAATTGTCTATATGTATTGTTGTCCCAATTCTTAAGTTTCTCCCAGTATTCTGGATAATTGTTATAAATTACTTCCAATTCTTTAAGATTTTTAAGAGGACAGCACCAACAACTTACTCTTCCTACGTTCTTATATAATCCATTCCAGTCTAATCCTTTACTGTAGCAATACTCTAAACAATCTTTTTCAGTCATGTTCCATTCTATTAAAGGATATCTACAGTTCTTTTCTTTGTTTTTCTCTGATCTATGACTTTCATCTATAGCTATTCCATGGTATTCGATTATTTTATAATCTTTATATTTTTTCAGATATCGTCTTATGATCTGCTTCTTTAATACTTGAGTGCACCATCTATTCCTAAAGTCTGGCCAACTATAACCTTTCTGACCTTTATTTTTACCTTTAATTTTCACATGTTCAAACATCCAGTACTCAAAGCTTTTTTCACTTTTTAATACTGTTATTGGTATATCTATCATACTTTGAACTTTTTCAATATGCTTATACATATCTTCAAATTCTTTACCAGTATCACAAAATATTACTTCATCTATCTTCATGTTATTTTCAATCATTTTCAATAACATTGCTGTTGAATCTTTTCCACCACTAAAACTTACTATATGTTTCTCCAATTCTTACACCTACATAGTTCATATTGCTACTATGTAGGTAAACCTCTAAGCTTCCCATAATAGAACTTTAGCTTGTCCTATTGCAATTTAAAGAGATTTTTACATTTCATTCACTCACTTAAAACGGTTCAATTACCTTACTGGATTGCTAATCTATTGAGTTGCTACACTCTCAAACCTAATAACCTTGTTTACAAGGATTGTAAGAATTGTATTATCTTATTTCTCATTTTTCACCATTCCTAACTGATTCTTATTTGAGAATATGAGATTAATACAGTAACATACTAACCTCATATTCTATTGTTATTTATCTCTAGTTGCTCTAATTCTTGCAAGTACAATCAATATATCTAATATCAATACTGATATTACTGTGTAGATTAATATTTTCATTTAATCACCTATTCTTTCTATTTCAACTATAATTTCAGATTTATCAGCAAATATCTTTTCTGCATATATACTAGAAATATATCTATCGTCTTTCCATGCGACCTTATTTAAGCCATCAAGTACACTTTTAATATAATTATCAATATCTGCTTTTGTAGGCTTTATTTTCCCTTCTAGAGCCTGTTGTTTCTTCTTTTTAGAATAACTACTAGGCACTTCAAATTTAAATAGTATTTTTACAGATATATATTCATCTTCAAAATAGAATCTATTTCCATATGCCAGTCTGCATATTTCTTCAAATACTTTAGTCTTAGTTGGCGTATACACTGATCCGTATTTACCAAGTCTAGGTCTTTGTTTTGCTACTGGAATTGTAGGTATCTTAAATTTTACTTTCATATTTTTCCCTTTCTAACTTACTGACTTCTATTTCTGCTTTCTTAACTGCATCTGAGTAAGTCATACCTTCCTCTATATAAACATTAGCAAGTATTAACACTTGTTCAACCTTAGTACTTTTCATTTACTGCTCCTTACTCAATTAACTCTAATCTATCATCATCCAATATATGATTTATAGCTTCTTCTTTTGTAGGCCATTCTAATAAAGAATATTCAAACTCATTTATAGTTCTACCAATAGGTAAATATTGACCATCTACCTCAGCATATATGTTATATTTATTTAATCTATTTTTAACTGCTCTAGCTTTTAACTTAGTCATTATCTTTTCTCCTCCAATAACTCTGAATTTTCATATATATTACCTATAACTTCAAAATATAAATGAGTATTACTTTTACCTATAAGTATTTTAGTATTATAATTTTCTTGTGCATATACTCCATACGAAGGAGAAACTTCAATCTTTAATAACTTATCTTTATGTCTTTTGAAATGTCTTAATATATCGCCTTCATAAATTTCTTTTCCGTTAATGTCTATTAATCCTGTATATTGCATTTTTACACTCTCAACTTCTTCAAAATTCATTGTATTATTCTTTAATTTAAATAATCTAAATTCGAAGTCGGTAAAACAATCACATACAATCTTGTAATAACTTAATGGAAATAAACTCTCTTTGTTTTGATATACCATAGACTTATTTTCTTTATCCCAAAATCTTAATTTAATATCTCTCATTATCTATCCTCCGAATAAGTATATATTTTAAATTCATCTTTCGCTCTTCCATTAGTCATTGATCCGCATTCCCTACACTGTGATACAATTCCTAGTCTTTTAACTTGCAAGTACACTACAGTGCCACCACAACAACCACAAGCCTTCTCTTTTCCGCCAACAATCTTTTTCATAAGTTTTCACCCCTTAAATAACTGCTTTAAGCATTTTTAATGCCTGCTTCTCTATTCTGCTTATCTGTGCTTGACTTATATTTAGAACTTGTCCTGTTTTAACCTGTGAATAATCTTTAAAGTATCTAAGATGTATTACTTTTCTTTGCTTATCTGTAAGTACTCTTAGTGCTTTTTCTATCATGATCTTATTTATAATTTGCTCATCTTGCATGTACTCTTTACTTTCTATTGAGTCAATTATTAATATATCTTCTTGACCATCTTTGTTACGATATTTCATGTTTTGTAGACTTGTATAGTTTTCTATTGCATTTATGGCTTCACTTATCTGTTGTACAGTCACATCAATATATTTAGCTATTTCTAAAAGTGTTGGTTCTCTATTTAATTTATTTATTAATATCGTTTTAGTATCTTGTATTTCACCGTATAGGTTAAAATCTTCTCTTTTTACTCTAAATGGTATGTCCTCTCTTCTATCTCTTATAAATCTTTGCATTTCTCCTTTTATCTTGAAATATGCATATGTTGAAAATTTAAATCCACGTTCTGGTTCAAAGTTATCTACTGCTTTTATTAATCCTATATTTCCTTCTTGAACCAGAGAATCATAATAACCTGTTCCTAGATAACTTTTAGCTATTGAATGAACCAGTCTCATATTGTTTTCTATAAGATAATCTCTCGCCTCTTTATCTCCATTCTTAGCTTGTTTAAATAGTTCATTGATACTTTTATCATTCATGGTTTTAACCCCCTTAAAACCCTATAATTTTTCTAAAATTAAACCTTTATACTGTATCTTGTTTGATTCTCTATAATGAAACATACTTCTTACGTTTTTCTTTTTAAATCCATACTCTTCACACATTTGATTGATACTAGGATATATTTCTTCTGTGCCTGCTGCTGGATTTATTACTTTTATCTTTCTAGCTCCTACATAATTTCTTTTGCTTTCTGCTTTTTTCTTAAATTTTTCTAGCCATATTTCATGCTCTAGATCTGTACTAGAACCTAAAGCTCTTAATTCATCTATTTCTGCTACTCTTTCATCTCCTTCTTCATCATCGAATAATCCTGATAAATAGTATCTTATATCTCTTTCTCTTGTATCTGTTATAGCGTGGAATAAAGCTATGTAATTTTCTACTGTTGGGTCATTTTTTAATTTTGGACTTAATGATATGTTTTTTTCGATTTGTTGTATATTCATAAAAATCCCCCTATATGGTCCAGGAGAAAAATCCCCTGGAATATTAATTAATCAAATTTACCTTTCTGACTTTCTAACAAGATTTTTTCTAATTCATCTGGAGTGTATCCAGCGAATGCGTTATTTACATTTGCTCCTGCACCTTTTTTATATTGTTTTTGTATATTATTGTTATTTTTGCTAACACTACTATTAGTAGAAAACTTATTTTGCAACTCAAACGCTTTGAGTTCTTCATAACTGGTTACATTCTTTTGTAACCAGTTATTTATTATGCCTTTAAGAAAATTGAATTGTAACTTTCCTTTATCAGTACATATAACTAATGCTTCTTTAAAAAGTTCTACATCAATTTTTTCTGATATTTCCGTAATCCATTCAGCTACAATACCATTTATCATCCCTATATTTTCTTGATAAAGTCTACTCATAGAAGAAAGTTTTTCACTTTTAGAGTTATCCACAAGCTTACTTACATCTTTTTCCTCTGTAGGTAAACTATACTTACCTAACCTAACCTTACCTAACCTAACCTGTGTCTCCGAATTGGATACATCATGTATACATTTTGTATCCATATTGTTGTCGTTAGGTATACCAAGTATATATTCTTTATTTTTGCCTGTACTTAATTGCAGTTTTTCATCTTTATATAAAGTTTCTTTATATCTATCTTTTTGAATATAGTTGTGTATTTTCCAATGTTTAATTACTACAACTCCACTTTCAAAAGGTATTATAAAGTTTTTAGCTATTAGTAGTTTTAAATCATCATCACCACTGCCAACCATCCTTTGTATTTTTTTAGGATTATTTATAAATCCATCATCATCTGCTCTCATGCTTAAATGAAAATATAAACATTGTGTAGATGATGGCATATCTAAAAATAAATCACTATCTATTATTGTTTTTGCAAACATTCTTCTTTCAGCTATCTTAATCACCTGCTCTCTTGTCTTTTGTCTAAAGAAGGGAAATTAATCCCTCCTATAATAAACTAACTTGTAGCTTGTAGTCTTTCATATCCTTCACACATTTCGTCATATTCCTCTTTACTCATATTAACTACATCTTTAGTAAACTTTTTAAATACATGCTTTTTAACTGCATCCTTATCGAAACCTTTGCTATGTGCTATTGCATACAATCTCGATATTTGTTTATCTGATAGTTTTCTATTTGTATTTCCTTCTGTACCATTGTTCCATCTGTTTTCTATATTTAAATCGTGATTAGTATTATTTTTATTATCTGATTTAGCATCTGCATCATCTTCATCAGTTGGAAGTCCTAAAAACTTAAGTAAAAAATATCTTTCATTATAAGTCATGGCTGTTCCTACTGCTTTAGCTATATCATCTGTTTGTTGTCCTATACAAACCCATGGAACAGTTATTTTATCTTCTGGAAACTCCGAATTAACCCATGTGTAATTCATTTTCATAGTAATTATAAAATCTGTCTTATCTGCTCCTTTTGCGGTTTTATAATTGTGTTTCTCCCATTTCATAGTGTCATAATCTACTTCTGGTATTAACAGAACTCCAAGCTCGTCCATTTTGCCTTTAATTGCTCTTAACACTTGAGACCCACTAACATATTCATAACCAAAACTTCCGTTACCACTTTTTTTATCTTTGCTAAATCCTTCAATACTTTTTTTAACTTCTACTAGCTTTTGATGAAGGTTTAATTTATCACTCATTAGTAACCCTCGCTTTCTGTTCTTGTTTAATATAGTCTTTATAGCTAAGCACATAGGCTTTATCATATTCATCAAGAGGACTATTATCTATCTCATACTGTTTTATATATTCCTCCAGTTCTTCTATTGGTTTATATCTTTCTAAACACTCCTTTGCTCCATCTAAATATCCATATTTGCTATCTGAATTACAATCATAAGAACTTAATAATTGTGCATACATCAATCTATTTTCAAAGTTAGGAATTTCTCCTAATAAGTAATCGCATAATTTCATTTATCAATCACCTTCTTTTGTGGTATAATAATACCTGTCAATCAAAATATTTTTATTTTTATTTTTATTTTCATTTTTATTTTCATTTGGGACTTTTTATAAGTCTCTTTTTTTATATATAAGCATCTGCTCTCTTCTCTCTTAGATCTGCTTCTGCATCTTCAAGTTGCTTTATTTCTTCTTCTTTCATACAATTAATATCTAGCAGTATTTCTTCTAGAAAATCTGCAAATCTAGTATAATCAACTGCTCTAATCTTGAACTCTGTATATTTTTCAATACCAGCTTTACTATTTTGTATTATTGCTTCTTTGCCTTTGTCAGCTATATAAGCTGCATTTCTAAGATTATTTATTTTGTTTTGTATTTTTTCTATTACAACATCTTGACTTGACCAGTCCATGTTAAACCTCCTTATTATCTAAAATACTTGTATCTTCATCATCTATAATCTCATCTATTTCATGACTGTTTAAAAACATATTGTTTAGTAATGCAAATAAATAAGAGTCTTCAGTAAGAGTTATTACTTGTTCACCTTCAATAAGTTGTATAGAGTTATTTTCTAAATCTGCCATTATAGAAGAACTTCCCATTTGAATTTTTAATGATATTAACTCGCCACACTCTTCAATTTTTTCTGAATCATCACTTAATGATAATTCGTCTATTATTGAATTAAATAAATGTCTCTTTTGAGGCCTGTAAATCTCATTTTCTAGGTTTATATTACTCATTTGTGGCACACTCCATTTCTTCTAGCAACTTTTCTAATATTTTTCTTTGTCCCTTACCAGTAACTCTTGTTGTATGAAATGTGAATACTCCTTTTGTACTTTCTCTTACACCTTCCCTAACTTCTAAATATCCTCTTCTTATAGCTTCTTGTTTTGCTTCGGTTGTATTTTGGAATACCCAGCCCCATTCTCTTAGTTTTTTATATAGTTGTTTTTCTCCTATTTTTATAGAATGTTCATTGCTTAATACTTTAGCTACCTCTCTAACTAATAATGAATTTTTACTTGCTGCTATTTGATTTATCATTTTAGAGTTTTTTTCTAGTTTCTGCTCCAATTTTTCATTTTCTTCTACTTGTGCTAATAGCTGCTGCAATGCTTCTTTATAAGTAGAAGGTAATTGCAGTTGTTGTTCTTTGATCTCATTCTGCATTGCATTAAATTTTTTCACATATTTAGCTGTAAACAATATACCTTTTTCACCAGTCATTTTATTAGCTAGCATATCGCAACCTAACTTAGTACATTCATAACATCTAAATTCTTTATTTTGACTATTCTTATATACAGTTTCAATGAAGTAATCTTGAAGGTTCACTTGTGCACTTTCCAAAGTAGGTTTAATCCCTGTGATATGTCTTTTTTCATATCCATCAATCATCCACATTATTTCTTTGTGCTCCTTTTCCATCATCTTTGCTACTTCATAACTAGGTATTGTTTGAACTGCTTGCCCTTCATTTTTCTCCATAACTTTGTAACTTGCATATAAATCACTCATATCTATTCCCTCCCCTAAATTATTCAGTTATAACTATTAACTTGTTACAATTTCCAAAACTTTGAGTTTCGTCAAAGTATCTCATTTGAACTATTTTTATACCTCTATACTCAAGATGTTTTAATTCTCCGTGTAAGTTTCTATCTGTTTTATATCTAGTCTCCTTTTTAGTGCTATTTGATTTTATTTTTACCAACATATTTTTCATTTGTTATTCCCCCTTTAATTTATCTTTTGTTTATCTCTACCAAAACTAAGTTTTGATATTTTTTAAAACTATCCCAATCGTTTCTCGCATAACCTGCTCTTACTAAGTTGCAATAAATCTTAAGAATCCACGGAACTACAAAGTAATTTTTCATTTGTTTTTCTTCCCCCTTTTTAATCCCATTCTTGTAACTTTACTTCTTATTGCATAAGTGCTTTTATTGAACCGATTAGCTATAAAATCAAGCTTTTTATATTCTTCACAATAGAGTTTTATTAGTAATTCCTCTTGCTCTTTTGTCCAACAAGCATTTGTAGATTTTTTAAGTCCTAATTTTTCTGCTTGATGTTGAACTGAACCTCTTGTTTCCTCTAATATTTCACATATTTCTCTTATGCTCATATCCGGATTAGCATAATATTCTTTCAATTTTGCTATATTTTCTTCACTCCATTGTCTGTGAGGTTTTTTTACATCTAAATGCGATGCCATTCTTCTAACTGAATTTGGAGTTTTATTTAATTCCTTGGCTATTTCAGTAAAGTTCTTATCTGGATTACTAAGCAAATATTTTTTTTCTTCCTCAGTCCAGTTAGTTTGAGTGAATAAGTTCATACTTTCAACTTTTTCTTTTGTTTTGCGAATAAACTCTAATTCTTCATCAGATAAATTATTCATCATTGCTGCTCCTCATTTTTCTTTCGTGCTCATGCAAGCACAAATTATAACTTGCTTGTGCTATTCTATTAAAAATCTGTTCCCTAGTTAAATCGCTTGAATTGCTAAATCTAACTTTAATAATTGCAGTATCTGTTTCATATTCAGTAATGTAATTTGCATTAGATTCACCCAAAATAATCACCCCTAATTATGTTTATGTTACTAATATTTTGTCCTATAGCTATTAATTAGCTATTTTCAAGCTTTTGCATTGGGCATACTATAGGAGTATTCTCTAAGTTGACCTTGTCGGTAAAAAAAATATCATCTATGCTTGTATCAAATAATTTTGCTATTTGTTTTGCTTCACTGACTGTGAAATCATTTTTACCAGTTTCTTTATTATGATAAGTCGTTCTTTTGATTCCTAGATAATCTGCCATATCTTGTTGATTATAATCATGCTCTGCTCTTAATGCTTTTAATTTATTCCTTAGTGTCAATTGTGCCACCTCCTTTGGTATTCTTATCGAATACTTTTGATACTTTAATAATAGTCAACTTTAAGAATACTGTCAACTATATTTTGAACTTTTTTTGAAAAAGTATTCATTTTTTTATACTTTTTTTCATATAATTTTAAATTAGTCAACTTTAAGGTATAATATTCATAAGGATGGTGTTGATAATAATGTTGGGTGATAATATAAGAGAAAACAGAGAAAAACTAGGAATTAATCAAGTTGAATTAGCTAAATTAATGGGAGTATCAAAGCAGACTGTATCTAACTGGGAAAATGATAACAGAATACCTCCTACTCAAACATTAGATAAATTAGCGAATATATTCAATGTTACTACGGATAGTTTATTAGGTAGAAATACAGTTTTACAATCAGACACTCGTGTTGATATTGAAAATGATGAAGATTATGCAGTAGCTAAAGAAATAAGCAAATTAGACGCAGAAGATAAAGAGTTTATAAAGCAAATGATAAAAAAACTAAACAAAAATAAACAAGAGAAATAAGTTGATCAACCTATTTCTCTTAATTTTTGTACTAATTTAATTATGATTTCGTAAGCTTCTATATCATTTTCTTTAAGTTTTTTTAAATCTTGCATTGTTTCTAGTGTTTCTTCTTCCACCCCAATACCCCCTATTTTATAGTTATACTTATATTTTAGCGAATATATGTTCTATATTCAATACAAATTGCAAACATTTAATCTATATTTGTTTCTATTTATATTATAAAACAAAAAATATAACTGGTAGTTATATTTTAAGTCAAATTAAGACAATTAGAGGCAAAAGGAAAAGCAGTGATAAAAAGAAAAAGACTAAAAATGCACATTACACAGAAAGAATTAGCGAATATGATAGGGGTTAGTCAAGCTTATATAAGCAAACTAGAAAATGATAAGTTTGTAAATATAACTCTTATTGAGATTATAAAAATTAGTAAAGCGTTACAATTAAAAGAGTTAGAAGTATGTAAATATTTTTTAGAGAAACATCATGATATTCATATAGAGTTTGAGGGGGAATTAGCATAATGAAAACAGCGATATATCTTAGAAAATCAAGACAAGATGAGGAATTAGAAAAAAGAGAAAACACTGATACTCTAGCAAGGCATAGAAGTACTTTATTATCAATTGCTAAAAAACAACATCTTGATATTATAGAAGTTAAAGAAGAAATAGTGAGTGGTGGAAGTATTGCATCTAGGCCTAAAATGTTAGAGCTACTTGATGAAGTAAAAAATAATGATTACGATGCAGTACTTTGTATGGACTTAGATAGGCTAGGACGTGGAGGAATGCAAGACCAAGGTCTTATATTAGATACTTTTAAGGAAAGTCATACTCTTATAATTACTCCAGATAAAACTTATGATCTTAATAATGATTTAGATGAAGAGATGACTGAGTTTAAATCATTCTTTGCTCGTAGAGAGTTAAAAATGATAACTAAGCGTATGCAAAGAGGTAGGTTAAAATCAATAGAAGAAGGTAATTATATAAGTTCGCAAGCTCCTTTTGGATATAAATTTGAATATACGAAAGATGGAAAAAGATTATTGGTAATAGATGAAGAAAAAGCTTCTATAGTAAAAGAAATATTTGCCCTTTATATATCAAATTACGGTTCTTATAGAATAAAAGTATATCTAGATAATATAGGAGCTAAAACTAATGCTGGTAAACCATTTACTGAGAATGCAATCAGAAGAATTTTGAAAAATAATATATACTGTGGTTATGTAAGTTGGAATAAAGTAAAAAGGAAAGGAACTAAATCAGTTAACAATTCAAAAGATGATATAATCTATGCAAAAGGAAAGCATGAGGCTATTATAAGCGAAAATATGTTTAAAATAGCTAAAAATATTTTGGAAGGAAAACAAACGCCTTCATTATCTTTGAATAAAAATTTGATTAACCCTCTCGCTGGATTAGTAAAATGTGCATGCTGTAATCATACAATGGCAGTCTCTAGAACAACTTATAAAAATGGTGATACTGTATTATTTTTAAAATGTAATCATTGTAGTAAAAATTCATCATCAAAATTAGAAGTAGTCGAAAAATCTATTTTAGACTATTTAGAAGTGTTTTTATATGAGTACAAAAATGAAATATTGAATAATAAGATAGAAAATCATAACAATGATAGAATAGATAATCTCAAGCATACTTTACAACTATTAGAGAAAGAATCCTCAGAATTAAATAAACAAAAGAATAACTTGCATGATCTACTTGAAAGAGGAGTGTATGATATTGACACTTATCTCGAAAGAACTAATATTTTACGTTCTAAAACAGAAGACAATGAACGTGCAATAAAAAATACAAAAGAACTTATAAAAAACGAATCCAAGGTTAATTTAAGCTACACTGAATTAATTCCGAAAATAAATAAAATTATACTTGGATATAAAAATACAGATAATGTATTTGATAAAAATATGTTGCTTAAATCAATTATAGATGAAATTATATATTTCAAAGAAAGAGGGAATAGAAAAGGTAAATTTGAGTTAGATATTAAATTAAAGTTACCTGTATAATAATTCCTAACTGTTATTATGAATCTGATAAACAGTTTGGCGTA